AGTTTTATTGCATACAATATTTTATATTTATATAGTACATTATATATTAATAAATAATGATAAAAATAACATAAATAACATAAATTATGAAAATAACGAAAATATATGTAATTTTGATAATAATTCATTAATTTATACATTTGTGTGGATTAATTCATGGTTTATTTTTATATATATTCCGTGGGTATATTCTACAAATATATATTTATACAGTATTTTAGAGCCAACAAAACCATTTTATTTAAGATTAAGTATAATATTATTTATGAATAGTTTAGTATATATATCTAATCAAATGGGAAAATATATATGTAGTTTTTAAAGATTAATTATAACTAAAAATAGTCAAATTTTACTCACAATTCTACAAGAATGTGAGTCACTATATTATTATGTAATCAAAAGTCCCTCTTCAAGAGAGACAAAAGACACATAGACATGCTAAGAGCAAAACTCATATCTCTTACTCCGTAAAAATAGCAGGATCGAATTTAGGATCAGTAAGATCTTCATTACAAGTTATCCACTGAAAATTATGAAATGGTTCGCGGGAACATTGAACTGAATCAAATTCTTCTAATAAAGAAAGAGGATATGTAAGTTCATGATTTCTGTGAAGTTTCTGACGTTTCTTTTTTGGTGCATCCATAACACCAGGTTGGTATTCGTCTTCAAATAAAACACGTCCTTTGATGTTCTGAGGAAATGGACGTGTTTGTCCTGTTTTTCCATCAGGAGCACAAGGAACATCATTTGTAAAAGTTTTCATTGGAGTATTCATCTGTATTTAATTTACTAGGCGAGCGAGAGAGTATTCGTTCTATTAAGGTAATTAAAAAATTAAATAGTTTCGATTTTTTTTTTTAACTTCCATATCTTGAAGAAATCCATGGACTATCTTTATTAAACATTGAACTAATACCACCTACAGACATAATAGGTTGTCTATTATTTTGTTCATCATCAAAAGATTTAGTCACATATCTGTATTCAATTACAGGAGGAGGACATTGTAAATTACTTTTAATATATCCAACAGCAACAAATATTATTCCGGCTAATGCTAATAATAATATTAAAGTTTTCATTACTATAAGTATATATAAATTATTTATAATTAAATTTAAATTAAAAATAAACTACATGAAATCCATCTTTATTAAAATAACTATCATTATTTTTTATTCCTATATTACTAAAGGAACTCGTTTTACTATGGTGTAATTTTGTAATAATCTTTACACTTTTTGTTTCTTTTTTCCTATATTTTTCTGATTGTAAATATTGAGGATTTTGATTTTCATTTTTAATAGTTTTTGGTTTATGATATGTTAATTGTGCATTCATTTTCCTCTTCATATAGGTAAATAAATAAGAAAATATATAAAATAACATATATTAATTTTCGATTTTTTTCTTTTTCATAATTTTATAAAATATATATAGTCCATAAAAATTTTTACTAAATATATCTAAAATATTATAGGATACATTTCTGTATTTATAGTTAAATAAAAATGCTACTCCATATAATGTCCATATTATAAATATAATATAAAATAAAGGTTTATTAGTTTCATCTAATGATGCATAATATTTATATATAATTCTAAAACTACATAAAAAGAAAAATGTACCTAAAATTAATGATATATTTCTATTCATAAAGCCAATTTCACCTAATAAACCAAATAATAACATAAAAAAGTTGCAAATAACAAATTGTATAATAATTTTATAGTCTTTTTTAAATATACTTTTTAATGTAATTATTCCTTCTTCATTTTTAAATTCTTCTTTATTTGAATTATATGCAAAATATAATATTGTTGTTATTAACATAATAGGTGTTGTAATAAACCAATCAATATAACGTATAGCAGTCACATTTACACTTCTTGCTGCTATACTAAAAACTAACCATAAATAAAAAGTAAATTCAATAAATTGTACAACAGTTTCCATAATTATGATGTCTCTTAAAATAATGTCTTTTTTTAATAAAGGTATAAAAATACCATATATACTAACAATACCAGTTATTAATTGAATAATTAAAGAAATATATCCTGTATTGTAAATAATATTTACCATATTAAAAAATTAGATTTTAATTTTATAAAATATAAAATATAATTATTATATATTAATAAATTATTTAATAATGAATTTAAATAATAAAATATATAAATATATATAGTGATGCATCAAGATTTCGAAAATATAACAATAGGTAATAAATCATTAAAAAATGTTAAAAAAGAGATAAAACCAAAAAATGCTGGACCAGATTTACATGCAATTAAATTAGAAAATGAAACAGAAAATTTTAGTATATCAAAAATACCCAAGGATTTAACTACTGAAATAACAAATGCTCGGAATACTAAAAAATTTACACAAAAAGATATGGCAAATAAATTAAATATTCAAACAAATGTATATGCAGATATTGAAAATGGAAAAGCATTATATGATGGAAAAACAAAAGAATTAATTAATAAAATACAAAAACAATTAGGAGTTCGTTTTCAACATTTTGGAAAAAAAAATAAGAAATAAAATAAATTTATTTTTATACATAATTTGAATTGTTTAATTCATCATTATTTTCATTTACACCTTGTTCTTGTATTTGATGTTCTTCATCATGTTCATGTTCTGTATGATGTTCATGTTCATAATGTTGATTATTATAATTTCTTATATCATATCTGCATAATGGGCATCTTGTATTATATAAAAACCAATTGGCTAAATCATTTTTGCTAAAAATGTGATTACAATATTTTATAACACTTACTTCATCATTAGGTTGAAATGTTCTTAATGAAATAGGACATGCTTGATTTCTAGGATTATTAATTTCAGAAAATAAACAATTTTGTAATGCTTGATTAATTTGCTCATTATTTGGAATTATTTGTACAGCATTTAAAAAACCATCTAATAAAGTATCAATATTAGCCAATGACTCAATATAATTTTCTCTATTAGTAGAAGGGTTATATAATAAATGAACAGGATTTCTTAATCGATTAATTCTATTTGAATGTAAATTTTGATTCATTGAATAATTACTTCTGGATGAATATAATGGTGAATTAGAATTTGTTTCAAAAATAAGTCTTCTTAATGTTGTTTCTTGATTATTCATAACATTTACAATATTAGCAACATTTGAATTATTTTCTTCAATTAAACGTAAATAATTATTAATTAAATGTCTTCTATTTGTATTATTACTCATATATTTATGAAACATAATCTTTTTACAATTTTTAATATATATCATATTAAATTAAAAATAAAATATATGAATTAAAAATAAAATATATAAAATATTAAGAATGAAAATCTTTTTACTTTTTCCAATTCATTTATTTAAAAATATTGAAAATTTAAAAAATCATAAAATTTATATTATTGAAGACCCTATTTATTTTATTGATTATAAATATCATAAATTGAAATTAGCTTATCATAGAGCAACCATGAAAACTTATTATGATTATTTAAAGAAAAATAAATTAAATCCAAATTATATAGATTTTAAAGATGCTCATGCTTTTTATCAATCAATAAGTAAAGAAAAAGATGTTTATACTTATGAAGCATTTGATAATAAATTAAATAAAAAATTAAAAAAAACAATTCCAAATATAAATATAAATAATAGTCTTAATTTTTTAGTAAATCAATCATATTTAGATGAAAATAAAGATCAATTTTATAAAAATGGAAAATATAATCATGTAGGATTTTATAAAATGCAAAGATTAACTCTTGATATTTTAATGAATAAAGATGGAACACCAAAAGGAGGTAAATGGTCATTTGATACAGAAAATAGAGAAAAAATACCATTAAATGTTAAAATTCCAACTATATATGAATTAAAATATAAAAATAATCCAAATGTAAAAGAAGCAATAAACTATATAAATAAACATTTTCCAAAAAATTATGGTTCTTTAGAAAATTTTATTTATCCAATTAATCATGAAGATGCTTTAAAATGGTTAAATAATTTTTGTAAATTTAAATTTAAATTATTTGGTAAATATGAAGATGCTGAAACAATGAGAGATCCATTTTTATTTCATAGTGTTTTAAGTCCTATGATGAATATTGGTTTATTAACAGATAAAGAAGTATTAGAAGAAATAAAGAAATATGAAAATAAAGTTCCTTTAAATTCATATGAAGGGTTTATACGTCAAGTTATTGGATGGAGAAATTATGTATTAACTATTTATTTATATGAAGGAGAAAGAATTAGGAAAATGAATTTTTTAAAACATAAAAATAAAATGAATGATGATTTAATGTGGAAAGCAAATACAAATATTAAACCATATGATAATATAATAAATAAAATAAATAATTATGGATATGCACATCATATAGAAAGATTAATGTATTTAGGAAATTTTTTATTATTATTGCAAATTCATCCAAATGACGTATTTAAAGCATTTATGAGTTGGACAATAGATGCGTATGATTGGGTTATGATTGCAAATGTATATAGTATGTCTCAATATGCGGATGGTGGTTTAATGATGAGTAAGCCATATTTTTCTAGTTCAAATTATATATTAAATATGAGTGATTATATAAAAGAAGAATGGTGTGAAGTATGGAATTATTTATATTATAATTTTATAAATACTCACCAAAATATATTAAGAAAAAATTATTCATGGGCTAAACATGTTATATTTTGGAATAAAAAATCACTTAAAGAAAGAAATGAAATAATAAAAAATGCAAATAATTTTATAAAAAAAATGGTAAAATAGTATTAGAATTAAAATTAGAATTAAATAAAAATAAAAAGAATTAAATTAAAATTAAAAATGATATACATAAATTTTTTTTATTTATTAATAATATATGAGTTTATTTCACGGAGGAAAAGCTGAAGGTGATAGACATTTCAGAGTTGTTAAATTAAATGGTAAAGAAGTAGAAATTGGAGGAGTTTCTATTACAACAAAAGCATCTCCTGGTGATGCTGCTAGAAAATTATTAAGTTCCATTGCACATGAAAAAGGACTTAAAAAAAACAAAAAACTTGAATTAGGAAAAGTTAAATTTAGTATTCAAGAATATACTCAAGGTTCTAAGAAAAAAGAATATGGGCCTTACGAAGGACATTTCCATAAATACACTGCTGAAGAACTTAAAAAAGCAAAAACAGCTAAAGGAAAACAAGTTTTTACTATGAGACCTATGGTAAAATTAAATAAAAATGGTAAATCTATGAATATGGTTAAAAAAAATAAAATGAATAATTCTAATAATAATGCAAATAAAACTAAAATGAATAATTCAAGAAATAAAGTTATTAAAAATATGAATAACAATAATAAAACAGCTAATAAAACAGCTAATAAAACAGTTAATAAAACAACTAATAAAATGAATAATAAAATGAATAATAAACTTAAAAAATTAAAGAAAACTCTTAATAATTTGACTAATAATATTAAAAAAATGAAAAAATAAATATAAATCAATAATTAGTAATTAGTAATTAATAATTAATTTATTTTTTAATAATTAATAAATAAATAATAGTAATTGCCATAAAAAATATCAATATAAAAATAACAGATGTTATAATTATATAAGGATATAATCTTTCAAATATTGTAGTCATAGAGGGATCAACTATATGAGTATTTATTTTATCTTTTATTTCTTTTTTTGATATTTCTTCTATAAAAATATCAATTAATTCATTTGTGAATTTTTGTTTATAATTATTCATTTTTACTATTTTAAGAAATTAAAAATATTAAAATAATTAAACTTAAAAAGTAATTTATATATAAAAATATATAGTAAATGGATGAAATTACATCTTTAAAAATAGAACATACTTCACAAAATTATTATAATTTAAAAAATAAAAATAGAAATATAAAAATTAAATTAAATAATGTATTATGTCCATTTGGTATTGATGAGCAATATGGACATTCTATAATGAAATTTGAATTAGATCAAACAAATAATAAACATTTAGAAGTTATAAGTAAAATTAAGGAATTTGAAGATAAAATGAAAGAACAATTAAAAGCAAATGATGAAGAGTGGAAAGGATTAATAAATATAAGAGAAAATAATAATATATTTATAGAAGCAAGAATAAAAAAGATAAAGAATAATTTATTAACAAAATTAACATTTGAAGATAGTGAAACAAATTATTTAAAAACAATGTATGAATTAAAAAATAATTTTTATAGTAATATTGTATTAGAAATTCCTACACTATGGGATTTTAGAAAAAATGATCTAGAAGAAGAACAAGTAAATAAAATTGGATTATTATTGAATTTATTTAGTATTCATGTTTTATAAAAATAATTAATAAATTAATAAAATAATTAATAAAATAATTAATAAATATTAATAATTAAATATTTTTTATAAAAAATATAATACTTTATAGTAAAATGCGTTTACTATAAAAAAATATTTTGTGTTTTATTGATAAATGGATAAAAGTGAAAAAAATTATTCAGATTTAATTTTTAAATTCGAATCAAAGAATAGATTAATTAAATGTTTAAGAAAAGATAATCAAAAATTTAGATTTAATACATCATTATTAAAAGTATTGAAACCTATACATGTAAGTATTAATAAAAAGAAAAATACAGAAAAAAAATATATTATATTAGAAATAAATGAAACTTATGATTTAAATCATGAATATAATTGTGATGATTTTTTAATTACAATTAATAAACTTCATGAAATAAGTCAAGAAAGTGTTAGAAAAAATTCAGTTAAATGGTTTAACACTGAGTTTGATGATATTGGATTAGATTTAAAAGTAAAAAAACCAATTGAAACACAAAAAGAAAAACAATTTATTAAAATAGTTATACCAAATGATGTAAATATTATTAATAAAATTACAAACTTAGAAAAAAATAATTATATTGATGCTGAAATAACTTATAATGGATTAAAAGTATCTACAGATTATTTAATGGGTGAATATGAAATTCTAAATTTTTTAACAAAACAAGAATATGAAAAAAATATTATTAATGAAAATGAAGAAGTTATTAATAATAATCAATATGAATTAATTAATAAACAAGATAAAGAACATGATGAAGATGGAGAAAATAAAGAAGATGAAGAAAATAAAGAAGAAGATGAAGATGAAGAAGAAGATGAAGAAGAAGATGGAGAAAATAAAGAAGAAAATAAAGAAGATAAAGAAGAAAATAAAGAAGAAAATAAAGAAGAAAATAAAGAAGATAAAGAAGAAAATAAAGAAGATAATGAAGAAAATAAAGAAGTTAAAGAAGAAGATAAAGAAGAAAATAAAGAAGAAAATAAAGAAGAAGATAATGAAGAAAATAAAGAAGAAGATAAAGAAGAAGATAATGAAGAAGATAATGAAGAAGATAATGAAGAAGAAAATAAAAATAATAAAGAAATATATAAAAATAATGAAGAAAATAAAAATATTATAGAAAATAATTTAAAATCTAAAGAAAAAAAATCTAAGAAAACAAATAATAGTGATAAAAAAGATAAATATATAAAAATTGTTTCTAGAAAAAGAAAAACTTTAGTTTTTAGTTTATAAATATAGTTTATTAAATTAATTAAATATTTTTTTAAGTGAAAAATAATAAATTTTTTTATTATTTATTATTATAATGGCTAAAGAAAATTCAAGAATGGGTACTATACTAATAATATTAGTTTTATTAGGTTTAGGTGTATTATTATACTTTTTATATAATCAAAACATTAATAAAAATATGGAAGAAGAATTAGAAAAATTTCAATCTATGCAAGAAAGCGAAAATGATATGACAGATGATGAAGAACAATCTAATTCTGAAATTCAAGAAAGTTTTTCTAATCAAATGGATTATATGAGTATGGATCCTCAAGCTCAACAAATGAGAAACGAATCAAGTTTTCCTAAAGAGCAATTAAATGCAGATGATTTATTACCAAAAGATGATTCGAGTTTATGGGCACAAGTCAATCCTGCCGGTGAAGGTTCTTTAAAAGATAGAAACTTTTTACAATCAGGTTATCACATTGGTATTAATACTGTCGGACAAACATTAAGAAATGCAAATCAACAATTAAGATCTGAACCTCCTAATCCTCAAGTTAAAGTTAGTCCATGGTTACAAACTACTATTGAGCCTGATTTAGGAAGAAAACCATTAGAAATTGGTGGATGTGCATAAATTAAAATAAATAAGTAAATAAATATTTTTTTATAAATAATTAATTTATTAAGTAAATAAATTAATAAAAATTAATAAAAATTAATTAAATAAAGTTAAATAAAGTTAAATTAGAAAATTTAATTGAAGTATTTTCCTTCTTTAACTTCAGCAGCAATAGGTCTTAAGTATTGTCCTGGCATTTGAGCTCCAGAAACATTACCGATTTGTCTGACAATTTCACTTAAAGCACCTTTAATGCCAGTCATATCGAAAACACCTTGTAATAAGGCAATAACGATTCCAATTAATAATTGAAGAAGAACAAAACCCATATAGAGTTCCCATGTTTTTAATTCAGATACTTTTTTATCTAAAACGTTAGTTCCAGCCATTTATAAAATATAATAAGAAAAAAATTTAAGTAAATAATTAAAAAATATTTAATTATTTATTTTAAATTTAATTTATTTATTTTAAATTTAATTTATTTATTAATTTAGATTATTTTAAAGCATTTATTTACATTTTAAAGCATTTATTTCATTTGTTAAATAATTAATTTTTTCTTCTAATTCAACAATTTTATTATTTTTAAAATTATTATCTTTTAAAATTAAATGATTACAATCTAATATAATTTCGTTAGCTTTTAATTCAATATTTTCTATATTATAATGATGATTATTTTTATTCCCAAATTTAACACAATTTTCATCAACATCTTCAGACATATAACTAAATGAATTTTTTCCTAATGTATTTCCAAAAAATGCTATACTATTTTCATTTAATGTTTTAGCATTTTTTCCTAAGGCAATTGAATTATTCTTATAACATATAGAATTTCCTATACTTAAAGAATTATTTTCTAAACAATGACCATTATTTCCTATACTTAAAGATTTTAAAACAACTAAATTATTAGAATTTTCTTTATTTATTCTCATAACATTATCTTGTTCCCATTTTAAATCATTATGAATTGTTCCAGGCTCACCTTTTTCTCCATTATTTCCTTTTTCTCCTTTAGGACCCTTAGGTAATTTATTTTCAGTATTTACTTCATAAATTGATGTACCATTCTGCATAGTAAATTTAATAGTTTCATCAGGATTTATTTGTATATTTCTAATAATTGTTATATCACCTTTTTCACCTTGTAATCCTTGTGGTCCCTTAGGACCAATTAATCCTTTAATATTTAATTGTGTTGATGTAATTAATTCATTAAAATAAAGTAATTCTATTTCATTTTTTTCTTTATTAAATTTTATTTCAAAATTATTCTTAGAAAATTGATTATTTCTAATAATTTTATTTTCTATATTTCTTATAATTTCATTTTCATTAATATTAATATTATTTAAAGGATTATTAAGAATATTTTGAATAGATTGATTAAAAATATTTGTTAATATTTTTATTTTATTTTCTAAATCATAATTTATTTTTGAAACAATATTTTTTTCTAAGCCTATTAATTTGTTTTCATTATTTGTTAAATATTTTTCTAATAATATTTGTATATCATTTTGTTCTTTTTGAAAATTTTTAATTATATCATACATATTATTAATTTCATTATTCATTTGTTCAACAATATCATTATATATACTATCATCTTCAAGAAATACTTTTAAAAATTCTTTTATTTTTTTTTGAATATATTTTGATGAGCAAGAATTATTTTCAAAAAAATTATTTTCAAATTTTTTATCAATTAATAATTCAATATTAGAAAACAATTCATTTTTTATTTTATCAAAAAAATCATTTATTTTATTATTTAATAAATTATTTATTTGATTATTTGAAGTATCTATTGAAATATTATTATAAAAATTTGTTTTTAAATTATCAACAGAATTATTTATATTTTTATTAATAATATCTTTTTGATTATTATTGATTGATTTAAGAGCATTTTTTTCAGCTTGTATAAAAATATTATTTTTATTATCTTTATGATAAGTTTCAATTAAGTAATTTAAATGATCATTTATAATATCATCTAAATATTTATTCAAATATTGATAAACTAAATTTTTTCTTTCATCTAAATTTTCAATATTACTTAAATTATTATTTATACTTAAATTATATCTTTTTATATCTTTTAATATTTCTTTTTGATAATAAACATCAATATGATTTAATAAATAAGTAATTTTATTTATTTTAAAAATAAAATTTAATTCATTAGATGCTGTTTGCATTAATCTTATATATAATAAATATTTAATTTAAAAAAAAAAATAATAATTAAAATTAATATTATGTCAAATTTAAATGTTATAAGTTTAGATAATAGTAAATGGGGACCATTAGCATGGCATTTAATACATAATTTTACAATAAAATCAAAAAGCAATGAAGATATGATTATAATGATAAAAACATTTGGTTTTATATTACCGTGTGAAACATGTAAAAAGCATTATAATTATTTAATTAATGATATATATATATTAGATGATAATTCTAGTAAAAAAAAAATAATAAAATATTTATATGAAATTCATAATTTAATAAATAGTACATTAGAAAAAAAAAATATTAGTTTTAAAAAAGCATTAGAAGTAAATGAAAAAACTGATAATCATAAATTTATATATGTATTAATCATTTTTTATTCAAAATTACCTTATTTAACTATGTCATATTTAGAATTTGATAGAATTTATAATTTCTTTGTATCTTTCTTAAAAAATTATCCTTCCAAATCTATTCAAAATAAATTTAAAACCATTTTAGAAACAAATACATTTCAAAAAGCAGAAACACCTTTAACTTTTCGTAAATGGTTTATTGATGATTTCAGAAAAATAGATTTTATTCAAGAAAGTTATAAAAAATATAATAAAATTTTAGTAAAATCATTTATTAAATAATTTAAATTTTTATTATAGAAAATTATAAAATATTTAGTTTTATTTTTAATTTATTTATTTTTCATATTTTATTATGAAAATTAATCATCAATTACATCTTGATTATAGTGATGTATTAATTAAACCTTTAAATACTAATATTCATTCAAGAAAAGATGTTAATTTAATAAGAAAAATTCATTTTCCAATGTCAAAACAAACATGGGAAGGAGTTCCTATTATTGCAGCAAATATGGATACAATTGGAACATATGAAGTTTATAAAGTATTAGTTGAATATAAAATAATCACTTGTTTTCATAAATTTTATAATGTTAATGAATTATTATCTATGGAATTAGATCCTAATTATTTTATGATAAGTACAGGAATTAATGAAGAAGATTTAGAAAGACTAAAAAATATTACTGAAAAAATAGATGTTAAATTTATTTGTATTGATGTTGCTAATGGTTATTTAGATAGTTTAATTAATTTTTGTTTAGAATTAAGAAAGTTATATCCAACGAAAATTATTGTTGCTGGTAATGTTGTTTGTAATAAAAGAACTAAAGAATTAATTAAATATGGAAAAGTTGATATTGTTAAAGTGGGTATTGGTTCAGGAAGTGCGTGTTTAACAAGAACACAAACAGGTGTTGGAGTTCCACAATTATCCGCAATAGATGAATGTGCTACACAAGCTCATGAATTAAATTCATATATAATAGGAGATGGAGGAATTACTTGTGCTGGTGATATATCTAAAGGATTTGGTGCTGGCTCAGATTTTATAATGATTGGTGGATTATTTAGTGGTCATGATGAAAATCCTGGTGAAATTATTGAAGAAAATAATAAAAAATACAAGATATTTTATGGAATGAGTAGTAAAACATCTATGGAAAAAAATTATGGAAAAATGGATACTTATAAATCATCTGAGGGAAGAAGTTGTAAAATTCCATATAAAGGTTCTATAGAAAATACATTAAATGATTTATTAGGAGGAATAAGAAGTACGTGCACTTATACTGGTAGTAAAAATATAGAAGAATTATATAATAATTGTAATTTTATTCGAGTAAATAATCAATTGAATAAATTATATGAAAAATTTGATAATAAATAAATAAATAAATAAATAAATAAATAAATAAATAAATAAATAAATAAATCAATAAATAAATAAATAAATATTTTTAAATATTCATATTAATATAATAAAATAGTGTATCATAATTAACAGGTTTATTAAAATCTATTAATTTTTTTTTGTTTATAATATAAGCATTAGGAATTGCTTTTAATCCTAATGTATCACCTAATATATAATTTTTATTTTTATGATCACTTACATTAACAACACCTATTTTAAATTTATTTAAATTTTGATTATTTAACTCTACTATATCATCATATATATCTTTACAATGACCACACCATGGTGCATAAAATATAATTATTGATTTATTTGTTTCATATTTTTTATTTTTAATAAATACATTATTTTTTTTTATTTTAAAGTCTTTATATTTTAATTCTTGTATATTATCATTAATTCCATAAATATCTTTAAAATAATCTTTTTTTTTTTCATTACCCATAATTATTATTAATTAATATTTTAAATTTTTATTAAATAAATTTATTTTATTGAGATTATTAAAAAATTTTTAAAATTTATTTTAAAAAAAAATTATTTTATTTTAATAAATAATATATTTCTAATATATATGGATAATCAAATACTATTAAATGTTTTAATATCATTAATAATAGGATTTTCTATTTCTTATTATTATTTACAAAAATTTAATACTAAATTCTTATTTTACTTATTAGTAATATTTTTAGCTGTTTTTATAATATTATATTATTTAGGTCCTAAAAAAAATACTTATATTGAATCTTTTTATAGTGAAGAAGATTGTAATTGTCCAGGCGATGAAAACAATAATAGTCAAAATAATGATGGTGAAAATAATGATGGTGAAAATAATGATGGCGAAAACAATGATGGTGAAAACAATGATGGTGAAAACAATGATGGTGAAAATAATGATGGTGAAAATAATGATACTAATTATGGCGAAAGTGAAGAAAATATTTTAAATCAAGAAAATAGTGAAGAAGAATATAATCAAGAAGAATTATTAAATAGTCAAGAAGAATATATTAAACAATCAATTGAAGTAGAAGAAACAGAAGAAGAAGATAGTCATGATTTATTAAAAAAAATAGCAAAGAATAAATTATTAGATAATCAATTATTAAACAAAGGATTAGGAATGGGAGGTACAAATAATCAATTTAACCCAGGTATTGGTGTAGGTATATCTCCAGTAAATATTTATATCAATGGTGATGAAACAAGTGTTGATAAATTTAAAAATAAAAAAATTAAAAGAAATAATATAAATAATCAACCTCAACAAAATGATGGATCATGTTCTGATAATTATTTTAAAGAAGCATCAAGAATATATAATAATTGTGATTGGATACAAGATAAAAAACAATGGTGTAATGATACATATAATTATGATAAAAACTGTAGTGCTATGAATGATTTATTACCATGTAAAAAAAATCCTGTAACAAATATTCCTCAAACATTAAATAATTTAGTAAATACAAAAAAAACAATTAAAAATGGTGAACCATGTCCATTAGAAATAAATAAACCATGGTCTATTTATAAAACAGGTGATGATAAAGAAACTAATGAAATAGTAGGATTTAATTTATAAACATAATAAAAGTATAAAATATAATAAAAATAAAAATAATAAAAATAATAAAATATTAAATTTTTTATAAATATTTATTTCTATATTAAATATATGGAAATAAAGAAATTAAATATTAAGTATTTTTTAATTATAATAATTGTTATTTCAATAGGTTATTTAATTTATGTAAATTATATTGAAAATAAAAATATTGAAAGTTTTGGTATGAGAAATTCTTTAAGCTCATATTTTCAATCTACTGATGATAGTAGTTATAGTTCATTAAAACATGAATATAATTACAATAAAAGTGAAATTAATTATGAAAAAAGTAATTGGAATGGTACATATAGATTTAATGATATTAATAATAATTTAAATTACATTACTTTTTTACAAGTAAATAAAACAATTTTATTTATTATGAATTTAGCAAGTTATACAATTTCTGGAGAAGATCAAGACCCTTATGTATATTCAGAAGATAATACTAATAAAGAATGCTTACCAGGTATGTTAATTGCTAGTGGACAATTAAATCTTGAAGAAAATTTATTTTATTTAAAAAATGTTTATTGTAGTAATAATAATTCTGGAACAGGTGCTTTTAATCCTTTTGGTGAAGAAATAACAGAAGATACTATTAATTTATTATATGGATTTTATGATGCAAACCAAGATTTAATAACAATAACGCAAAATCAAGATAGTAATAATACTGCTATTTTATACCAAGTACAATTAACAAAAGATAGAGATTTTAAATATGGACCATCAGCAGAATATTTATTAAGAACTTCATACAATATTCCTGCACCAAATGTTCATAATAGTATTAGAATAAACCCTGATGTTTGTTATAATAGTACTTTTGGATCAAATAATCAAAAAGGATCATTAACAAATTGTTATATAACAAATGCAGGATTACCAACACCAACAGATCAAGAAAATCAAGAATATACATATAATGCTTATGGTACTGGTTGTGCTTTAAAAGATGATATTATTAATGAAGAAGATGGAGAAAAAACATATAAAGCATGTCCTACAAATATTAATTCTACATGTTTTATACCAATTAAAAATAATAATGGACAACAAATAACAAGTGTAGGAGATTATACTAAATGTAATACAAATTTTGATTTAAATTATAAAAATCAAACATCAATAATGTATCCATATTATTTAAAAGATCAAACAAATGGTAATTTATTAAATGTATGTAATTATTTAGATGGTTTTCAATCAGGAAAATATAATGCAGCAATATTAATGTATATTGATGATTTATCAGATGTACAATCATTAAATTATGATTTTTTTGGAATAGAAAAAGGTGAAAATTATTTAACAACAAAAACAGATATAATGTTTCCTTATATGAATAAAAATTTTCTTAATAATTTAAGAAATAATTTACAAAATATAAATAATAATGCAGATTTAGAAAAATCATTACAATTAACAAATTGTATTCAAGAATACGATACTACTAATAATTTTAATAATGTTTTAACAACTTGTGCTTCGAATTATAGTGATATTATACAAAAATTTAGTAATGTAAAAAATAGTATTATGTCAAATTTAACAAAAAAAGATAAGAAACAATTTTTAGAAATGAATAATATAATAAATGATATTGATAATGCTGCAAATGAAAATAGAGCATCTAATTTATTACAACCAACAGTATGGCAATTAGAATTTTTACAAAATGATAAAACAGATCAAAATTTACCTTCTTATACAAATGATTGTTCATTTATTCTTTCAACATCTAATAAATATAATAAAGAAAGTAGATTTGTTAAATATGCGGAATTTGATTCTGTAAGAAATAAAACAAATATTAATTTATATAAAGGTGGTGTAAAACAAAAATTAGTTATGGAAAATCCATATATTATTAGTTCATTAGAAGAAATTATGGGAAATAGTTATAGTCCAGATAATACAAATAATATTTCAAATGATTTTATTATGGTCAGTGGTAATTTAAGAACTTATAATCCAAAAAAATATATTTTACCAGGTCAAGCAAGTAATGTTAGTACTTTTGGTAATGCATTATATATGAATAATTCACCAAATCCTAATGGAAAATGGGTATTATTTGGATTTAATTTAACTAAAGATTTAGATATTGGAACATCACCAAATAGTTATAATAAAACATTAATAAAAACTTTAAAAAAAATTAGTCTAACAATAAATCAAAATTAATTTATAAAATTAATATATAATTTTAATATTAAAGAATAAAAATAATAAAAATAATAAATTAAAAAATATTAAAATAATTATATAAATAATTATATAATTATTAAGTATGGAATATATATATTTTTTTTTAATGATTATTACAATATTAATAATTTATGGTTTATTATTTAGAAAAAAAAATCATAAAGTTATTAAAATAATTGAAAGTTTTAATGTAGCAGAAGAAACAAATAATGAATTATTATATAAATCTGCTATTCCAGAATTATTAGAAGGACAATGGACATCAATTACAACAGAAATTATTGGCGGAGAAGTGACAAATACAATACGTTTTATTACATTTGATAATATAAATTATAAAATGATTTATTTAAATACTTTATATAATTTAACTATTAATAAAAATTCTACAATTAATACAGAAGAAAAAAATGGAAAACAATTTACTTTTAACGCAAATCCAAATTTAGATAATTACAGACTTTCTTTTGATAAAAATTTATTAAATAATATACCAATTATGGAAATGATTGATAAAGATAATAATAAAACATTAATATTTAAATTTGTAAATAATCAATTAGATAATAATGTTAAAACAATATTAGAAAATAATTCATTATCTTTTCAACCAACAACACCAAATACAAGTGGTAAATTTTTTGATAATGAAGATGTACAAAAAATAAAAAATTATAATTTTAGTAATGATGCATTAACAGCAAATTATATATCTATTGATGAATTTCAGAATAAATATAATTTAACTTACAAACAATTACAAGAAGTATTAAATAAATTAGATACAAAATATGGAAATACATTTACTTTTCAATTAATGAGAACATTTAAATTTATAAATGATCAAAAAATAAATACACCATATAGTCAAGCTTATAATATATCAATTAAAAGAGATGGACAAATATTTGATACATTAATTCATAAGCCAATAAAAGAAGAATTAGAAAATAATAATTTAAAAAATAAATTTTTTGATATACCAACTATAATTTATTTTCAGATTTGTACAAATGTTAATGATGTTTATAAATTTGATAATTTAGATTTAACAATATCAAGAGATGAATTATTACTAAAAAATGGTGCTGCTGATTATGTAGAAAATAATATTAGTATTCCAGATATAAATTCTGTTACAAAAGTAGTGAACAGTGATTATAAACCTGTATCTGCATATATAATTAATACATATGATAAAAATAATTTTCGAAAAGGAATTAATCAACAAAGTATTATAAAAATGGATTTGAAATATTTAGCTGAAAGAAATAATAATTAAAATATTTAAAAATTAAATAAAATAAAAATTAATAAAAATATTATATATTACATTTTTTAAAATAAATATCTTATTAAATAATAATTATGAATAATTATTTAATGATTTTATTCATTTGTGCAATATTAGGAATATTAATAATATTATTTTATAAATTAAAAAAAGAATTTAGATTTAAATCAGGAGTTGAAATTAATATAAATGGAGTAAAAGAAACAAATGAAGGATTTACCAATAATTTAATAATTGATTATAATTTAATTCAAAATAATTGTTTTCAAAATCAACAAAATATAACAAATTTTATTAATCAAAATGGACCTATAAAAATTTTAGATATACAAAATCCTGGTGAAACATCATATGTTTTAAATCAAAAATATAAATCTTTATATGAATTATCTTGTGTTAATAGTGTAAATTCAAGTTATTTATTATATTTTTATTTAAATATTGAAAATGTAGATATTAAAGAATTTAATATTGAAAAATTTGTAAAAATTAGAATGCCAACAAAAGATTATTCTAATTTAATTCCAAAAATTAATTATGATATAATGAAAAAAGTAGAATTGTCTGATAAAAAAGCATGGTATTATTTTAAAGTTAATTATAATTCCGACGAAAATGTTTTAGATAAACAAATTATTACTTTTACTAATCAACATGAAAATTGTATTATTAATTTAACAAATGTATCTTTATATAAAGTTTTACCAAACGCACCAAATTTTATTTACAATAAAGATTTAATTTGTTTTATTGATAGTGTAAATTATTCATCTAATAATAATATTTTACACGATATTAGTGGAAATAATAATGATTTGTATTTATCAAATGTTCCAAAAAAAAATGATGATTATATTGAATTAACAAATACTAAAATTGAAGGTTTTCCATCAAATAATATAAACTCCGAAAAATTTACAATATTATTTACTATTAATAAAATAGAAGAAAATGTAAATACAAATGCAAAATTAAATAGCTCAGAAAAAACTTTATTAAGTATTCAAGGAAATAATAATTATTGTTTTGAAATAATAATAATTGATGATTATATTTATTTAAAACAAAATAATAAAAAAATTAAATCAACAAAACAATTAAATTATTTTAATAAATCTGTTATTACAATTGTTTATGATAATAATTTATTAAATATTTATAATGATAATATGAATGTATTAAGTCATAAAATAAATAAAATTTATATGAATAATAAAGCAATACTTATTAATAAAAATAAAAACTTAAATTTATATTTATATAATTTTATTATTTATAATCGAATTGTTGAAACAAATGAACTTAAAGAAATACGAAATTATTTTATTACAAATCAAAATAAATTATCAAATCAAAGTATATTAGATATTACATTTGATGATACATTAAAGAATAATCAAAATCAAAATTTATTAATAGATGGATTTGATAATAAAAATATTGAAAATTTTTATTCAACAGCTGAAGAAACATTTGAAGAAATTCATTCTAATATTGATAATAATTTAAAATTTAATTGTATTCAAGATTGTAATAAAATATGTAATAAATTTTTAGATGGTTCTGTTAATCAAATTGATAATTATAAAAATTGTTTAAAAAATTGTAAGAATGTTATGAATTCTTGTAAAAATTATTGCGAAACAAATGATGATACTACTTATTGTGGTACAAATACTGATGATATACAATGTAATAATAATATAAATAAATGTCCTAAAGTATATAAAAAAAATGGAAAATATGTTGTTTATATTCCTGAAAATGGAGTATATTCTGGATTTTTTACAGGAGAAAAAATTTTTAGTGCAAATATAGATAAAGCTAGAAATATGTATGCTTATAATTTTCCAGATTGTCCAATACCAAAAGAATTAGTAGTTGATAATAATAAATATAAAGAATATTGTCCATTTACTATTAATGAATTAAATCCATGTAATGCAAGAGTTTGTTCAGATGTTAATTGGAATGTTGAAAATTATAAAGATTTACAAATTAATGATAAATGTAAAAAAGTAATTAGTAATTATTGTCATGTCAATTATGACAAAGATGAAAATTGTATTTGTTGGGATCCTAAATATAAAAATACAAAAGAATGTATTGAATACAGAAAGTTTTTTGAAGATCCAAATGATTATTGTAATATTTCAATTTATAATATTGAAGATCATCCAGACTTTGATAAATATATTAAAAAAGATAGTATTCCTTGTTGGGGATGTAATTTAAATAAATAAATAAATAAATAAATAAATTAATAAATAAATAAAAGAATTATTATTTAATATAAAAATTATTAAAATTTTTATATTTATTTTAAGTATAGAATGAATAATGATTTATTATATATTGGAATTATATTATTTATATTTTTAATCATAATTGGATTATATTTAAGTCAAGAAACGAAATTAAATATTAATGAAAAAGAAAAAATTATTATGGAAAATTTTAGTCCACAAGTAAGTTCAACAACAGATCAAAAAAAAGGTTCATCTCAATTATATAAATGGGGATTACCAGAAGATAATGCTGTTATAGTAAAAAAAGATTGTAAAAAACCTGAACCCGAACCTATTCCACCATTTACACCAAAACCAATTCCTCCAGATGAAAAATGTGTAGAAGAACAAAAATGTATAACACCTCAGGATAAAGAAAAATGTTATAACTGTGATATTTTAACAAATAAAGATATTAATAAATATGTTTTAAAAAGTAGTATTCCACCTTGTCCAGATTCAAGTAGATACGCCACTAAAAATATGATAAATGCATGCCCAGATATGTCTAAATATATTTTAAAAAGTTTAATTCCAAAATGTGAAAAATTTGATAAATCTAAATATATTTTAAAAAGTGAAATTCCCGCATGTCCTAAATGTCCTATTTGTCCAGTTTGTCCTGTTTGTCCAGTTTGTCCTAAACCACAACCATGTAAAACTATTAATCAATATAAAATAGAAGAACATCCAGACATGGAAAATTATGTAAAGAAAGATGAATTAGCAGAAGCATGTAAAAATTTAGATAATGATATTAGATATTTAGAAGAAGAATTAAAAGATAAAAAACCATTAAGTATGTTAGATAAAATATTTGATGAAACATCTAATTTAAGAACAAATAATTCACAAGGATTATATGCAGGAGATAGTTTATTTGCAAAAGTGTAAATTATAAATCAATAACTTCAAAATGACCTTTAGGAAAACAAGAAAATAAGTGGACATCATAATTTAATAATTGTTTTATTTTATTAATTGTACCTTTATGACTAACAAATAAAATAGTTTTATTTTTATATTTTTTATTTTTAAATTTTAAAATATTATTTAAAAACTTTTTTACTCTTTTTGTTAATTCTTCTTCATTTTCAATACCATTTACTATTTCTTTTTGATTTACATATGATTTGTAATTTTTATTAATTATTTTTTTCAATTCATCATTATTTATATCTTTTATTCCAAAAGCTTTTGGTTCTAATAAAAAATAAGGACTATTTTTATATTCAAATAATCCATATTCTGGATTTACTTTTTTATGATTATAACTTGCTAAAGAATAAATAGTTTGTAAAGTACGCATTAAAGGAGAACAATAAATTTCATCAATTTTATATTTTTGAAATTTTTTAATTAATTTTTGAGAATCTTTAAATCCTTCTTCTGTTAAATTACAAAAAAATCCAGGATAATTTTCTCTTTTTTCATGTCTTAATAATATTAATCTCATATATTAATGAACAATATTTTTTAAATCAAATTTATATAATTTTGTTAATTCTTTATTTTCTTTTACAATATCTTTTACTTTTATAATAACAACTTCATTATCATTATTTTTTATTTTAATTACCTTAGAACCATTCATTTTATATGATTTTTTTAATACTTTTCTTAATTCATTTAAATTATTTACTTTTACATCATTAACTTCATCAATAAATGAACCAGAATGAATATTATTTAATATATTAAATTGAGAATTAGGTAATACATAACTAACAAATATTTTTTCTTTATATAATTCTTTTTCACTTGATAAATGAACTTTAGATAAATGATCATAATATAAATTCATTAATACAGCACCACCAATAATAATAAAATCTATTTTTTCATAATTTGAATACATATAATCAATAATTTCTTTTTCTGGTTTTAAAATTATATTTTTTTTATGTTTCTTTTTATTTAAATAATATTCAATACAAACTTTTTGATTATTTTTATAAAAATTTAATATATTTTTTAAATTAATTTTTTCACCTAACCATCTTTTTTCTAAATACCCATAATGATCTATTTCATAATTATCAAATTTTGTTAATATAAAATTATCTTTTATTCCCTTAAATATAGATTTATCATAAACTTTTGATATATATACACCACTATTTTTTTTTGATAATATTTCACATATTGTATCATTTGTATTATTAATTACACAATTTAATAATGGTCTATGTATAATAATTGATTTTTCTTTTTTACTATTTTGAAAATAATTAATTGGTATTGCATATCCAATATTACTTACATCTTTACCAACCATCTTTTTTGAATTTATACCAATAACTTTTTCACCTTTAAATAATGGTCCTCCAGAATTTCCTGAATTAATAGGTGTATCTGTTTGTATTAATCCTTCTTGATGACCACTAATAATACCCAATGTATATTTAATGTTATTTGATCCATTAGAAGTAATAGATTTAGGAAAACCAACAGCAAATACTTGTTCACTAATAACTAAATTATCAGAATTTCCTAATTCTACAAAAAATTTATTTTTATAACCTATTGTTTTTATTAAAGCAATATCAAATTCTGGAATAAAATATATTAATTCACATTTTATTTTTTGATTACTTATATTTGGAATATCAATAATTATATTTACAGCGGAGTCAACAACATGAGCACATGTTAATATATATTCTTTATCTATAAAAAAGCCTGTTCCCTGTGATCTTTTAGGAGGTAAATCATCAAATGGAATAAATGGATTTTTAGATAAAATATCCGCAAAAATACGTACTACAGATTTATTTATATTTGTTTTATTTTTGATATTCATTAATATATATAAATATATTAATTTTTAATGAATAAAAAATTATTTAAAAGCCATTGTATTGACTATTATTAGATGCTCTGTTATTAAATTTAATGGATCCTAAATTTGGTGGAATTTGTATTTTTTTTTTTGATACATTTATGCCTGTTTTAGTTATATTAGAATTTTTATTATTTCTTGAATTTCTTGAATTTCTTGTATTTTTTATATTTCTTGAATTATTTGTATTTCTTGAATTATTTGTATTTCTTGAATTTCTTGTATTTACTTTTTTAGTTTTATGACTGTTGTAATTATTAATCATACTAACTATTTCTGTTTTTTTTAATTTTGATAAAACATTTAATAATTCTTTTTTTGTATTATTTTCATGAATATTATTTATATTTACATTTTTTGATTTTACATTTTTTAAACTCATCTTTATATTAAATAAATAAAAAAATATTTATACTAAAATATTAAAAATATTAAAAATATTAAAAATATTAAAAATATAATTTATTGAAAAAATCATAATAATTAATTTAAAATCATTAAATTAATATATGTTAATAATTAATTATGATACTAATCGATTATAATTATTTTTCTAATATATTTTTCTGTGTAAATAATTATTATATTTATTTATTAAATCCACAAAATACTCTTAAATATCATTTCTACTTCGAAAATAATAATTATTTCCTTCAAATAAAAAACAAAGAAAATCAACCATTAAATATTAATTTTAAGATAATAACTATCAATAATAAATGTCATTACTATTCTATATATAGAAATATAAATAACTTGATAAAATTAACTCAATTTCATAAACTTTCTTTCAATAATAATCACAAAGATATAATATATATAAATGAAAAAGTAATAAAATACATATCACAACAATATCCTAATTTTAATATTAAAAATTATAATCAAAATTTATTTAATATAGAATTAAATGAAACTAATCATTTTTTCTTAAAGTACAATTGGTTTTATTATGGTCGTTTTAATAAATATCAATATTGGAAGTATATTATTCATAAAAACAAACAACTTTTTGATAAAATAAAACAAAAAATAGATTATAAATTAACTTATGATAAAAATAAAAAATATAGTTTAGTATTTATTGATACAAGATATGATGATATTTTTATAAATATATTAATTACATTTTTATATTCAGTAAATAATGATTGGAATTTAACAATTTTTACAATAAAAGAGAATGAAATAAATTATATTAGATGTATGCAACAAAATTTTTGTTATGAAAACAATATACATTATAAAATAAATATAATAAATCCATTTATTAATATTGATGAATATAGTAATTTATTAAAATCAAATAATTTTTGGAATTTATTTAATGAAGAATATATATTACTTTTTCAATATGATTCAATTGCTTTTTCAAAATTTAATAATGAATTTTTAAATTATAATTATATTGGAGCTCAATGGCCAACTCATATTCAACAATTAAAAGATATTTATAATGGAAATGGTGGAACATCTTTACGAAAAATAGAAACAATGAAATATATAACACAAAAATATAATTATAAAATTCAAGAGGAAAAAACACCAGAAGATAAATATTTTTCTAAATATTTACATCAAGAAAATTTATTAATGAATGACCCTAATGTATGTAATCAATTTTCATTTGAAAATGTATATCAAACACAATCATTATATGGACATGCTATTTATGAATCTATTCATTTAAATGATTTAGAAGAATATATAATGAATAGATTAAAGTAAATTAAAATAGATTAAAGTAAATTAAAATAAATTAAAATAAATTAAAATAAATTAAATAAAGTCATATTTTAAATTTTTATTATTAATATCACAATAGTCATAATTACATTTAAAATTAACAGCATTTTTTACATAATTTGTATAAATATTTTTATTATTACAAATTCTTAAAGTATTTTTTGGCTTATAAATAAATCTAATATTTAAAGCTCTTCTTGATGATTTTTTGACAATTGGATCACTACAATGAAATAATAATGGGTTCATTATAAAAACTTCACCAACTTTAGCATCTAAATAATAAATTTTAGGATTAATATCTTTTAAAGATTTTATTTTTTTTACAATATTATATTTAAATAAACTTAAATTATTATGTATAATTTTTGTATTTTTTTCTTTAATTTCAATTGCTTTTGCTATAGATACATCATCTGTTTCAAGTAAAAACATATTTCCTCTTGGTTTAATTTTTTTATCTTCTTCTAATAAAATCCATATTTGAAATCCATGATTATCGCAAAATGTATTCCATTCAGTGTCTGTATGAAAAAATTTAAAATAATTACCCGGTGCATTTAATGCATCTAAATAAATAAAATCATCCGGATTAACACTTTTTCCATCTAAATGAATATAAGGTATTAATCTTTTTAATAAAATATTTAATGATTTGTTTGATATATTTTTATTTGATAAATCATTTAAAATATCTTTTGTTAATTCATTAGATAGAATTGAATATTCATTTTTAGAAGTACGATTAATATTAATTTTATTATTAAATTTTAAATTTCTATTTATATTTCCTTTATAATAAGGTTTTATAACTTGTTCAAAATAATTTATAAAATATTTATTTTCATATTTAAAAGGAAATTCTAAATATAAATTATAAATATTATGTTTATTTTTTTTTAAAATTTTTTTTATATTATTAATATTAAAAATAATAAATAATATTATAATTATAAATAAAATAATCAAATATTTATACAAATTATTATCCATATAATAATAAATTATTTTTTTTATTATTTATTTTTTTTAATTATTTTTTAATTTGAAATACAAAAGTACAACGTTTTCCATAATAAGGTTCTGGACAATGATACAAATTTCCATCAAATATAACAATTTTTGTAAATAAAGAAGATTTTGAATTTGGATTAATTATTCTATAAGGTTCATAATTACAAAATGTATTGTGGTAAAAAATTAATTCTCCATTTTTACAATTTGTATTTACATATACAATAATTGTATAACTTTGTTCATCTATTTTAGAACCAATATCATTATGAATACTAAAACCTGTATCCATTTTTTTTTCATTTGAAAATCCATAATTAAATTCTATGGAAATGTTTGTATTTTTATCAAAATTTATATTATTTTTATCTAATAATTGTTTTAATTCAATTATTTTATTATTATATTGATTATCAATATATTCTTCTTTTTTACAACAAAATAATGAATATGATTTTTTTTCTACAATATCTAAATGTATAAGTTCATTTTCATCAATATTTAAATTATTATTTATTTGGTTAAATAATATTGTACATGATACAATTAAAGGATGGTTATTATTTAATAAAAATTCTTTAATCATTGTTTTTTATTAAATTATAAAAAAAATCAATTTTTATCTAATTATTTATTTTTTTTTAGTAGTAGTCTTTTTAACAGTTTTTTTGGTTGTTGTTTGTTTTGTTGGTTTTTTAGTAGTAGTTTTTTTAACAGGTTTTTTGGTTGTTGTTTGTTTTGTTGGTTTCTTAGTAGTTGTTTTTTTAAATGATTTCTTTAAAGGTTTTTTAGTAGTAGTCTTTTTAACAGGTTTTTTAGTAGTAGTCTTTTTGACTGGTTTCTTAGTAATTGTTTCTTTTTTTGTTGATAATTTGTTAATAATAGTATTTTTAACATGTTTTCTACCACCTTGAGAAAGATTTAATGGGTCTGCTCCAAAACCGTGTGTGTGTGTTGATTTTAAATTTTTATAATTATTTAATAAACTTTGATGATTTTTAATTTTTTCATCTAATTTTTTTTTCAATTGTATAGATATATTATTCCTTTCTGCATTGCCACCAAAATAATATTCAATTTTAAATTTTGATTTTTCACTTATAGCTTGAGCATCTAAAACTTCTTTAGGGCATAAATAACTCACCTCAAATATTTCTTGATTTTTTATTTCTTGATAATAATTAACTTTATTGATTTCACACGATTCTTCATAATTACTTTTAAGTTTACCCTTCCATAAAAATGTTCTTTTTCTACAAGGAGTTAGACTTAAATATTTATTACATGTACGTTGTATTTCCATAGCATATGAATAATTATCATTGTGATTTTTATTTTTTTTTTTATAAAATTTTGTTGTACATTTCCTATTTCTTTTTTTAATTTTTTTATAATATTATTAAAATCTGTATTTTTATTAAATTGTACTTTATTCCCCATGCCCGACCGGCCGGAATTTTGTCTATTAACCCATTTTTTTTGTTTATCATTCCATACCATTCCAGTTGATAGCTGTTCTCCTATCATATTTGTATAATATATACAAATATATTTTTTATTAAATGATTAAAAAAATTTAAAAATTAATTAAAAAAAATTAATCAGATTATTTCTTGTTTGTTGATTTTTTAGTAGTAGTCTTTTTGACTGGTTTCTTAACAAGTTTTTTGTTAGTTGGTTTCTTAGTAGTAGTCTTTTTAACAGGTTTTTTGGTTGTTGTTTGTTTTGTTGGTTTCTTAGTAGTTGTTTTTTTAAATGATTTCTTTAAAGGTTTTTTAGTTGTTGATAATTTCTTAGTAGTTGTTTTTTTAACAGGTTTTTTGGTAGTTGGTTTTGTTGATAATTTCTTAGTAGTTGTTTTTTTAACAGGTTTTTTGGTAGTTGGTTTTTTTAATTGTTTGTTTACAAGTTTTATGGAGGGTTGTCTTTTAGAAAAACCATTTTTTTTAGTTAATTTTTTTATTCCAGCCCCTTGAACAATGTTTTTTACTCCAAACACAGTAGACTCATAATTAAAATATTTAATCTCAAAAATAAAACCAAGATTTTGATTATTATAACATAATTTATCTAAATAACCACCGGAACCAATGCCAACTGGTAAATTCCAATTTCCTAAAAATTTACATCTTTGAGATGTTGGATAAAATACTTTATTTAAATAAAAATATCCATCTGTATCCATATAAACTTCTCTTTCTTTATTTTCTGTTTTTGAAATATCATTATTAAATGTATTTATATTCATACCAATATTAATAGTTCCTTGGTTTAATGGAGTACTACCATAAAAACTATAACCATTTATTTGTATTACACTAGGATCTAAATATCCCATAAAAATTGGATTATTTAATGAAATAATACAATTATGATCAGTTTGGACAGGTATTAAATCAGGTAATATACAATATTTTAATAATTTAGATATTTGTAAATCTGATAAATTATCTTTTTGGTATTGATTTAAAACTGTACTGTACTCACTTTTTTTATAATAATTTACAACATTTTGTTTTAACGTATTTATATTTGCTTTGCCATTATAATCTAAAATTCCGGGTGGAAGTATTTCTTTTTGTCTATAATTACCATTTACTTTTTTTTCTAATGTATATGGTACAAAACTAAAAGAAATTAATGAGTCTAAATAATAATAATCAATATAAGTAAATGACTCAGTACTTGTATATTGTTTTTTTAAATTATTCCCATCTATCATATCACCTATATAAAAATAATGATGACATCGTTTTATTTTTTGTTGATTTGTTTCATATTGTTGCGTATGTCCATGATTTCCTGATGTTCCATGTCCTGGTGTTACATATCCTGATGTTCCATGTCCTGGTGTTACATATCCTTGTGTTCTATTTCCTGGTGTTACATATCCTTGTGTTCCATGTCCTGGTGTTACATATCCTTGTGTTCCATGTCCTTGTGTTACATATCCTTGTGTTCCATTTCCTGGTGTTATATATCCTTGTGTTCCATTTCCTGGTGTTACATATCCTTGTGTTCCATGTCCTGGTGTTCCTGGATTATTTACTTGTCCTGGTTTTTTTGAAAAAATACTGGGAAACCATTTTCCTTTTCCCTTTTGATATTTTGCACTAGTTTTATCTCCCTTTTTTTTATTTTTAATATTTTGTGTATTTTTTTTTTCTTTTCCTTTTTTATTTGGCATTTATAATATTAAATAATAAAAAAATTATTATTTAATTGATTTTAATTATTTAGATTTTATTAGATTTTTTAGTTATTAATTTCTTAGTAGTCTTTTTAAGTAGTTTTTTAGTTGTTGGTTTCTTTACTGGTTTCTTTATTTTTCTTTTTATTTGTTTTTTTTTTCTCCATTTTGATTTTAAAACCCAAAAAGATAAATTCTTGAAGTTCATATTCACTATATTCATTTTTTAATTCATGTATTTTTCTTTATATATATTAAATTCTTTTTTATATTTATTTTTTTACTGTTTTTTTAGTAGTAGTCTTTTTAACAGTTTTTTTAGTTGTTGGTTTCTTAGTAGTAGTCTTTTTAATAGTTTTTTTAGTTGTTGGTTTCTTAGTAGTAGTCTTTTTAATAGTTTTTTTAGTTGTTGGTTTTTTAGTAGTTGTTTGTTTTGTTGTAATTTTTTTAACAGGTTTTTTAACCATACATTTATTTCCACCCATATATCCAAAAAGATATGATAAATCAAATTTATATCCAATACCCTCATAAAATTTAGGTTTTCCTGTTTTTACGTTATTATCAATAGCAAGAACACAATCTTGATGAGGTAATAATCTTGTTATACTTCTTTCAAATTCATGTCCTAATATGAAAAATCCATCTGATTTTATATATACATGATTATATGAAGGATCATCTTCACTGTATCCTTCTAAATCTTGTAATGTTTTAGGATACATTATTTGACCAACGTAATAAAGTGGTTTATATGATGGATTATTTTTAAATTGACAATAATCCATGTATGATGGTTCTTTGTTTAATTCTACTATATTATCAAACATTTTATATTTATAAAAAACTTCTTTTTGTTTATCTGTAAAACCTAGAGCAGAACTTTGATATTTTCCTCCTTTAATTTTTATATTTTTTTTTTCTTTTCCTTTTTTATTTGACATTTATAATATTAAATAATAAAAAAATTATTATTTAATTGATTTTAATTATTTAGATTTTATTAGATTTTTTATATTTTTAATTTATTTATATGAACTTCTAAGTTTTTAATAATTTTTTAATATTTTTCTTTTTACATTTAGGTTTTTTAATTTGTTTTTTATTTATTTCTTTATTTTTCTTTTTATTTGTTTTTTTATTTTTTATTTTTTTTCCTCCATTTTGATTTTCAAACCCAAAAAGATAAATTCTTGGTTCTTGAAGTTCAAATTCACTTAAATTATTTAATATTTTTATTATATTTTCTTTACAAACGTTAAAATTTTTACATTTTTTTTCATTTTGTTGATTTTGTTGTTGATTTTGTTGTTGAATACTAATATTATAAATATTAATAATTTCTTCTATTAAATTAATATATTCTTTTACTTTTGTTATTATATTATTAATTAAATTTATATTATCTTTTTCATCATTTAATTTATTTAATAATATATTTAAATTATTATTATGTGTTTTAAATTTCTCAATATTATTAATTATAATTGATTTATTTTTATTATTATTTTTAAAACTTATATCTGATGTTAAATTATTAAAATTATTAATTATTTCATTAAATTCATTTGTATATTCTCTTACTTTTTCCGGATAATTTGTATCAACTTCATATTTAGGATTTTTATTTTCATCTCTTATAAAATAACATGATTGTGATATTCCTGTCCAAAAAACCCTATTTAAATAAAAATCACCAAATCTATCCATATAAACATTCCTTTCCGGATCACCTACACGACTCAATTCTGTTCCACCCCAACCACCAATATGAGTAATATTATCATCTATTTTTCCAACATAAAATAAAATACTTGTATATTTAAATTTATTTCTAAAATCTTCTAAACATTTTTCTTGTTTATAAGGTAAATTATTTAATTGAATACCATTATTAATAAATTTTAATTTTTGTTCTCTATCTACATATTTAAAATTTTTATTTATTAGAAATCCATTTTTATTTAATAATACATATTTTTCCAAATTTTTTTCCCATTCTTTTATTTGTATATCTTCTTTTTCTATTCTTTCTTTTCTTAGTTTTTCTTGTCGTTTTTGCTCTTCTTCTAACATTTGTAATGCCATCATATCACCTGCTAATGATGGATCCGCCATTGTTAAAAAAGGATTAGCACCCATTGCCATTAATTGTTGTTGCTCTGCTACTTGTGGGTTTAATGCCATTAATAGTGGATCTGGAGATGCATAAGTATTAGCAAACCCATAATTATAAAAAGGATCCATAATTATTATTAATGAATATAATAATTATAAATTAAAAAAAAATAATGATTAAAAATTGTTAATAAATTCCTTTTTTATACATTTCTAAAGTTTCTTTTCGTGCTTCACTATAATTATTTATTGGTCCATTATAACCAATGTCTTTATATTTATGATAATGCATATCCCATTCATGTATTTCTTTATTTGGTACATCCTTTAATTCTGGAATCCATTTTTTTATATAAACACAATTTAAATCAAATTTCTTAGATTGTGTCCAAGGATTAAATATTCTTAAATATGGCTGACTATCCGCACCTGACCCAGAACTCCATTGCCAGTTTCCATTATTTACTGCAGGATCATAATCAACTAACTTTTGAGCAAAATATTTTTCACCAATTCTCCAATCACAATGTAAAATTTTAATTAATATTGCACTTGTTATTAAACGTCCTCTGTTATGTTGATACCCTTCAGTATTTAATTGTCTCATTGCAGCATCTACTGCTGGATATCCCGTTTTTCCTTGTTTCCATGCTTCAATAAATTTAGGATTATTTTTCCATTTAATTTTATCATATTTTTCTTTTAAACTAATTCCATCATCAAGTAATCGTGGATTATAATTTAATATATAAAAATAAAATTCACGCCAATATAATTGTCCAATAATTCCAAAATTTTCTCCATATTTATCTTTAAAAGCATGATAAACTTCTCTAATACTAACACAACCAAATTTTATATATGCTGATAAATGTGTTGTATTATAATCTAAAATGTCTCTATGTGTTTCATAACCAGAAAAAGCATCAACATTTTCTAATACTTTTAAAGCATTACTTCTTCCTCCTTTAATTAATAAATTATCATTTTTCACATAAAATGTATCAAAATCTTCTAATTTTTTAGGACTATTAATTTTTACAAATTTACTTTTAATACACTTATAATCATCTACTTTATCAACCTTATATCCTTTTGTTAATTTTCTAAATGCACCATAAACACCATAATAAGTATTATCTTTTTTTAAAAATGTACCCATAGGTGCTAATAAATAATCTTCTACTTTTATAACTTCAACATTTTCTTTTTTACAATAATTTTCAATTTCTTTATCACGTTTTTTAGCATAAGGTGTATAATCTTCATTAAAATAAATAACATCAAAATCAAAATCTTTTTTTATTTTTTTTAACGCCTTTACATTATTATCATATATTATATATAAATTACTTTCTAATTTTTTTTTTATTTCTTCATCTAACTCTTTTAATGATTCAATTAAAAATTGAAAACTAGCATCCGAAAAAAATTCATTGCTTTTTATTTGCTCTGGTGTAAATATAAATACACATAATATTTCATCACTATTTTTACAAGCTTCAATTAATCCCTTATTATCTATAATTCGATAATCTCTTCTAAATATAAATAATGATTTCATTTATTAATAATTATATATTATTTTATCTTTAACTCAATAAAAATCATTTTTTAATTTTTCTTTAAATAAAAATAAATTATTTTTTAAAAAATAAATTAAAAATGAAAATTATACAAACTATACAAACTATACAAAAATAACATAAAATGTATGAAAAATATATATCATATATCATAATTATTCAAAAATATTTTAGACTTTATTTAATAAAAAAAAAATTTATATTAGTACAATCTAATTATCAAACAAAAATATGGAGAAAAAATAGGAAATGGTATAAAAATGGAAAATCTAATGAATGTGAAAAATATCAAAAAAATATTATTGAAAAAATAATTAATTCAAAAATATCACTAACTCATGACCGATTAAATATTGAAAATATTGAAATAAAAGAAAATAAATATCCATTGACAAGTATTGATGGTTATGAATGGACTGAAAATTTTGATGGTAAAATAGTAAAAGAAGATACATTTTATTTTAATTTAAAATTTGTATGTGATTTAGGAGGTGCACAGACAAGAACATTAAGAGAAGTTTATTACTTTATAAAATATCAATTAGAATATTTATTAAAAAATTTAAAATCAATAAATAATCAATCAAAAAATATAGAAAATACAGATACTTATTTTATTAATATTTTAGATGGAGACACATGTTATAATAATTTAAATAAATTTAATTATTTGTTAAATAAAAAAAAATATAAAAATATTCATCAATTTATATTTATTGGTTCATTATATGATTTTCAAAATAATCATATAAGATACTTAATTAATAAATAGTATCAAAATTTTCCAATATATAACATGTAATATTATAAATTAAATCAAATGATATTCTTTTTCTTGCTATATCTTTACTTTCTCTATAATTTGTTAAAAATAATGAATGATATTTTTCTCTATTTTCATTTAAAAATCTATTAAATTTATCAATTAACATTTTTTGCTTATCTAATTCAATTTCTGGTTCAATAATTAATGTTGCAAATGTTCGTGCACTTAAATTTGCTGTATTATCAATAAATTTATCTTTATCTTCAACATATTTAAGTCCTATTTTATTATTTTCATTATTATCAATACATTTTACTAATATATTTGTACTTTTTTTAGTTTTATTCTTTTTTGTTAATCTAGTTATTTTATATTCATTATTTAATTTTAATTTATAAATATTTCCACCAATTAAATAATTATTTAATTCATTTAATTCTGTTTTTATATTCTTTTTTGATGGATATATATCTATATTTAATATATTTTTACTTATTTCATCTTTAGATTTTAATTGGAACTGAAATGAACATATAGTATATGTTGTATCATCAAACACTTGTTCTTCAAATATATTTAACAATATTATTTTATATTTTTCTAAAAAATTCTTTCGTAATTCAATATCAGATTGTCTTATTGATGACCAAAAATTTAAAGGTATAATTAATATTCCTCCTAAACATATATTATTAATTAATTCTTTTATAAAACATTTATATAAATCATTTACATCATATTTATCAAATAATTCTTTATTTTTTGATTTATTTCTTGCTAAATAAGGAGGATTAGTAATTATAAATGTATTATTATAATTAGGTGGTTCTTTTATTGTATCTTTTTTTATTATATATTCTTTTTTTGGATCAATATCATAACAATCTATTTTTATTTTTTCATTATAATCATTTTTATCATTTTTATCATTTTTATCATTATTATCATTTTTTTCATTTTTATCATTATTATCATTTTTATAATTTTTATCATTATAATTAATTTTATTAAAATTATTTATAAAATCCAATAAATCACCATTTCCACAAAATGGTTCAATAATATGATTAATATTTGATGGAATTATTAAATTATTCAAAATATATTTATAATTGGTAGTATAAAATTGTCCATATTTTTTTTTATTAATTAATTTATTTTTATTTTTATCATTCATATGATTAATATTAAATATAATTATAAATTAATCTTTAACTATCAATTTTTTAATTTTTTTAAATAAAAAATATTAATATTTTAAAAAAAAATATATATAAAAATCGAATTTTAAATATATATTAAATACAAAATAAAAACAAAATAAAAACAAAATAAAAACAAAATAAATACAAAATAAAAACAAAATAAATACAAAATAAAAACAAAATAAATACAAAATAAAAACAAAATACATTTATGTCGATTGTTAATAAAATACAGTTAGTTAAAATAAATAATAAATATAAAGCTTATTATGTAAGTAAAAATATAAAAATCAAAATACCACATAATAAATTACCATATAGTTTTGTACGTGTTTTAATGAAAAATCAAAATGCTAATAATTATGAAATAAAAAAATGGCTTAATAAGTATTATATATAAAAATTGAATTTAATTTATAAAATTATAAAATTTTGATATATTTAATAAAATGAATAATTTTGATTTATTTGATGATTGTGAGATTAAAAATTGTGAATGTGGTTTTATTCAAAAAAATTTAATTCAATGTGAAAATTGTATTGAATTATATTGTAAAAATTGTATTGAAAATGATACAAAAGTATGTTTATTTTGTTATGACCAATTAGCAGCACTTGATTGTGTAAAAGTATTTTTACAAAGTAATTATCCAATATTAGAAACATTAAAAAATGAGTTATTAAAATTTAATAAATACAAAAATATATTAGATGAATTATTATTAATTATTAATACAGTTGAAGGTGGAAATTCAATAAAAAAGAATAATAGTATATATAATTACTGTACAGATTCAGTAGAAATATATAAATTAATTGATATATATTATTACAAATTATTGAAAATAATGAAAGAAAATATTTAAAAAAGAAAAGTAGAATATTTTTTAATTAAAATTATTATATCACATTACACCGACCGAAATTATGTAAAATATAGAAAACATTAAAAATTGAATTAATATACAAATTTATAAATATATAACATACATATCAAATACATATTATATACATATAATATACATATAATTTATATTAATTTATGAGTATGGATCAATTAAAATTAAATGAAATTAAAGATATTTTTAGATTTTTAAAAAAGGAAGGTGATACGAATGTTAGTTTTTCAAATAAAAAGAGACAAGAACTTATTCAAATAGCAGAAGAAAATAATCTGTACGAGATTTATTTAGAAAAAACAAATAAAATTAAAAATGAACAATTAAATCTTCAACAATTGAAATTCGAAAAAGAACAAAATTTAAGAGATTTTAATGATATGACACAAACAATAATTAATGAAGATGAAATGAATGATGAAGATGAATTAATAAATGAAGAAATTGTTGAATTTAAAAATGAGATGATTGCGTATGGTGATTATCCTGAAATTGAAAATGAATTAAATGAAATTGAAAATAATGAAGAAAAAAAAGAATTTTTATTAAAACAAAAAATTGAGGACATAAAGCCAAAATATTACAAATTTGGTAATTCTATGCAGTTTAGTACAAACCGTGGAAGTAGTCATTACATTATTGGTAAAGATTATGAATTAATTTATTGTACTGATAATGATTTTGGCGATGGTGCATTAGTTATTCCTTATGAAATTACACAATATACTAAAAATGCACAAAAATGCTTTGATTTCTTAGATAATATAACTAATATTGATTATATTTATTTAAGACATGATGATGAATTTGTAAAACAAAATTTAGAAGGAAAAATATTAAAAAAATGGAATTGGAAGATATATTATGATATATGCCAAAAATGTTTTAATATTGAATTTCCGAATAAAAAATCAAAAGATTTTAATTTAAAAACTTCTGTTAAAGACATTCAAAACTATGAAGGAAATTCATTATTAAAACATGTAAGAATAGTAAATAAAGTTAAGTTTGATAGATCATTAAATGAAGAAGAAATCAAAGGATTTGAACCAATTATTCCTAGTTCATGGAATTTAGAAATAAATGATGGTACAAAAACTCATAATTCTGGAATAATTTATTATAGTTATATTGGTCCCGAAAATCAAAAAGATTTATTTAAAGATTATTTAAATAAATCATACAAAGATAAAAATATAGATTATGATATTAAAGAATTAAGTGAATTTACTATTTGAACCAAAAATTTAATAACAAAAACAAAAATTATATTTAATAATAAAAATTATATTTCATAATTTTTTGAATCAAATACTTTTTTATAATATAAAAACATACTAAAACGATTATCTCCATAACTTTTATAATTAAAATTTATTGTAGATACTTTTGCTTGAAAATAAGCCCAACAACCCCAATAATAATGAGATATTAAACTATATAAATCAATTATTTTAATATCTTTATTAAAAACAATACTATTATTATGTTTATGATGATTATCTTCATTATTTATTTTATAATAATGTTTCAAATAATATTTTATTAAATTCAACCTAATTTTCTTTTCAGGATACAATAGTTTATCAATGGTAAAACCATAATATTCACATAAATGATTACCTAATTCAAATCCACGTGGCATTACACATGAATATTCAAAATCTATTAAATTAACTTTATTATTTTCATTATCTAATAAAACATTTCCTAATGTTAAATCACTATGCCCAATAATTAATTCATTCCAATAATTAGAATAATTATATATTTTTTTAATTACTTCATTTATTTCTTTTATATAAATATTATTTTCAATTCTTAATTTATTAAATTTACTCCAAAAAAATGGCATAAAATTTTTTATTCGAATATTATGTAATTTAACCAATGATTTACATAATAATTCTTGATATTTTGCAGGTTCAAAACTAACAACTCCTTTTTTAAATTCTTCTATTCTTCCTCCATTAAATATTTTTATTATTTTTGGAGCATTTTCTTCATTACTTAAATAATTTAACATTTTAATTTCTAAATTTCTATCAATAAATAATTCAGTATTTTTACCATAAAAACGTAATATATAAATATCATCACTTGTTTTTATTTTATACATTTTATTGGTTATTCCACCTTTTAATATATCAAAACTTATAATTTTACTTTCAAAAAAATTTTGAAAAAAATTAATATTTTCTTCAATATACATAAATAAAGTAATGATAATAATTATAATTACTGAAAAATATCTATCAATAAAAAATAAAAATTATTTCAATAATAAAATTATTTTAATAATAAAAGTCTTTTATTTGTTTCAAAATCAATTAATGTTTCAAATGAAGTAATTCTTTTTTTATTAAAATCATTATTTTCACCTTTAAATTCTTTAAATAATTCAATTGCTGCTTTTCGCGTTTCATTTGTTGTTATAATTTTATGTAATGTATATGTCATTAGTTCATCACTAATATGCTCATGATACTTTATAAAATAAATTTCCTCAATTGTTGAATAAATTTTCATATAAAAAATCATAGTTTGAATATCAGACCAATCTTTAAAATATTGATTATAAAAATTTCTAAATTCAGAATTACGCATTAAACTTGTAAAATCTTGAAAGAAATCATTTTTCTTTAATATTTTTTTACCTTCTTTTTCTTGTGCTTCATAAATATTTATAACAGATTGATTATTTAAACTCATAATAAATTATATATTCAAATTATTAATTTATATTTATATTCTTTTTCTTTAATATAATTAAAAAAATTATATTAAATTATAAAAAACAAAAATTAAAAAATTAAATATTTAAAATCTAACTACTTTTTTTGCTTTAGGATTTAATATAATATATAACATTAATCCAACAATAATTATTAGTAAAAATATTACTAAGTACATCATATTATCTTTTTTCTTTTTTAATTTCTTTCCTTTATTTATTTTTTTCTTTAAACTAGATATTTTTGTTTCTTTTGAATCGCTTGATTTAGAAGATTTCTTAGTATTTACACTAGTATCATCATCATTATCATCATCATCGTCATCATCACTATTATAATCAGTAATTCGTGCATCAGTATCAACTTCTTTAACAATAATTGTTTCTGGACGTCTTGGCATATTATTATATAATCCTGCAATATTAGGAATAGAACCAACATTTAAATAATCAGGAGAATCATAATAATAATCATTATATTGGATAGCAGGTTGTCTCGGTAAATATTGATTATAAACGACTTGTGGTGGTCTTTGTCTATGATGATATTGTTGTCTTCTATAAGGTCTTTGACCTATTTGACCCATTTGAGTATGTTGTCCTCTATTTAATGGTTGATTTCTCATAGTTTTATTTACATCAAGTCTATTAGCAGTAGACTGCATATCCAATTCTTCATTTTCAAAATGTTCTATAGCGGGTCTTCTTCTAACTAATTGAGATCCAGAATGTGATCCATCACTGCTAGTATAACCGTGATCACTTTGATTAGAAAAATTTTCAAATAAATCATTAGAAGGATAACTTTGCATTTGATAAACTTCATAATTATCATCATTTGAATTAAATTCATCTCCAACATAAGAATTAAATTGATGACTAGTTAATTGTTTGTATGGTCCATTTCTTTGAGGATTAGAATATTGGTTGTGAATTGGTGTATCATAATATCCTGGATTATTAACAGGTGCAGAATTACTTAAAGAATATCCACTCATATACTAATATATATGTATATATTTTTTTAAAGAATTCTAAAAATTTATATTTAAAATTAATTATTTTAAATATTTTAATTATTTTAAAATCTCTAAATTATTTTTAGAATTAAACTTTATTTATAACGAGTAATGCTCAAAGGCACTATAGGCACATAAGTATGTAACCACTACGAAAGAATGACCTCGTTTTCATATCATCCTTTATAACAGGTGGGAGGCACAGCCAGTGATAAATCACTTTGTCGGGGCAGTAGCGTTCATTAACCCCCTCTCGCACAATTAATTTCAATTATATTGTATAAAACAATATAATATCCCTTAATTGTGATGGGGCACCGGGCTTAGACGATAAGTTTTAAATCCTTTCACGTCTCAACAGGCTAATCTATCCTCCATGGATTTCTATAAATTTTTAATTTTTTTTTTTGTTTAGATTTTTTTTTTTAAGCCCAACTTTTCAAAGATTGCGTATATGGATTTTCTTGAAACGCTTTAATCATATCTGGATTAATTCTATCAGCCAAAGGTTGATTAGGAACTGTATCCTTATTTTGAGTAACATTTGATAATTTAATTTGTGGAATAGAATTATATATTTTTGTGGCTTGTGTACCTCTTTCATTTAAATATTGATTTTGTATTTCACTCATTTTATTTGTAGTGGCATGTATATCATTTCCACTTACTATTTTATTAGGTCCTGAAGCACCAGGTGTATATCCATCATCTAAATCTCCACGAATTGCTTTAATAGTTGAATTATAAATATCTTCATAACTCATTGGTGCTGTATTTCTTCCATCATTACCAGCATTTCCTGTATATTCAATATCTGATGTTTCTTGTTTTTTAGTCTTTTTAGCATCAACTTCTGTAACATCATATGCTCCTAAATCAGGACCATCAGCATCACCAAAATATTCAACACTTGTACTCATTCTTTGTGTTCCTACTGCTTGTACTTCAGTACTTAAATAAGCATCATTTCTTGGCTCATTTGCTATACCTAAGGCATCTTCAACTAATGTCGATTGTTTTATTGTTTTTCTTGCTTTTTCTCCATTTTTAATATATGTTCCTCTATTATTATCTCCAACATTCCCTTCTCTATTATTAGTAATGTTTGTTTCTTTAATTGTTGTTCTAGCAACACTTTCTGGATCATAAACAACATTACCTCTTGTATTAACAGATGCGTTTGATCTAAAATTATTATCAATATTTGTTTCCTTAATAGTAGTTCTTGCCACATTATCAGGATCATAAACAACATTACCTCTTGTACCAACAGAAGCATTTGATCTGAAATTATTATCAATATTTGTTTCTTTAATAGTTGTTCTGGCAATAGAATTAGGATCATAAACAACATTACCTCTTGTACCAACTGATGCGTTGGATCTAAAGTTATTATCAATATTTGTTTCTTTAATAGTAGTTCTTGCTATGTCATTAGGATCATAAACAGTATTACCTCTTGTTCCAACACTAACATTAGATCTAAAGTTATTATCAATATTTTGTTCTTTAATAGTTGTTCTAGCGACATCATTTGGATCATAAATAATATTACTTGTTGCACCTTTAATATTTCCGTGTCTTTTATTTTTAATAGTAGAATATTTCTTAGGTTTCTTAACTTTTTGATCTGATCTAGATGGTCCTAATTCATTTTCAGATTTGAAATTAACAGCACCAGTATTATTTTCAACAGGTAATTTCTTATTATTTCTTAATCTAATAGATTTCTTACCATAATCATTTGGTGTATCACTTGAAAATAAATTTAATATACTCCATTGATCATTACTTGTTTTATTAACTGGATCATCATATTTATATGTGACCTTATTAGAAACTTTATATTTAGATCTAACTTGTGCAATACTTCCACGGGTTGGTGCTACGGGACCTTCTCTTGATTTGAGACCAGTTGTTTTTCTATTAGTATATCTATTAACAATGCAAGGTCTTTGTTCAGGAGCAATAATTTGACCAGTTGTTGTTAAAAGTCTATCAGCATTTTGTACATAAAATGTATCAGGTCTATTTTTATAAACAGTACCAATTTTTCCAGGTTTAGCAATTTTTTCACCAGCATTAATTCTACCATAATAACTAATTTTAGGATTTGTTTTTACACGAATTTCATCCGTTGTTTTAGGCATAATATATTCTCTTGTTTCTGCTTGTTGAAATCCACCACTACCTTCATTAGTATAACCTTTATTTAATCCTGGACCTACATATACTTTTTCAATAGGAGTTTCATTTTCTCTATAAATACTAACATTATATCTATCTAACATATAACCATCTAAATTTTGAGTACCATAAACATTGGACATATTTTTTTGAGGTTGAAAGAATTGTTTTGTTTCTTGTTTTTTTTGATAATTATCATTTGTACCAGTAAAATTTTCCATAATACCCCTTGTTGAAAATTCATCTAAATTTTGTTTAATTGTACTTCCAAAAAAAGGTTGCATATTATTATGAGTAAAATCATTTGGGTCAATCGGATTTCCTGTTAAAGAAATTCCTTGAAATCCACCCGACTCAGGTTCTCTTTTATTAGAAACAACACCATCAGGCATATTAGGACCTAAACTATCAATATTATTTAAATTTATATTCTGTACATTAGTCGTTGAATTAAATTCAATAGGTAATGTTTTATCTGTATAATCAACTTTATTATTTAATATTGGGTAAGGTGGTCCTGGTGTTACAATATTTGTATCTTTAGGATATAAAGATTTTTTAAATAATTTATTGGATGCTTTTTGTTCATTTTGAAATATATTAAATGCGGAATTATTACTGTAATAATTATAAGAAGATGGTTTTTGAGTATTAGATATTTTTGATTTTTTAGATTGTTTAAATGTTTTTACATTTTTATTTTTATTATTTGAATAAATATAACCTAATCCTAAAATACTAACTGTGATTAAGTATTCCATATAATATATAATCATAAAATTTATAAAAATTAATCTTAACTAATTTAAATTTAAATTATTTAAATTTAAAAACAGATACAAAATAAATACAGAATAAATTCAAAATAAATACAAAATAAATACAGAATAAAAACAGAATAAATTCAAAATAAATACAGAATAAATACAGAATAAATACAGAATAAATACAGAATAAAAGTAAAATAAATAAATTCTAATATAAAATTAAATTCTTTTAATTTCTTTTAATCCACTTTGTATCCATTTTATTTCATTATAAATAATCATAGTTAATAAACATAATACTAATAACATATTTTTATTTTCTTTAAAATTTGGACAATTATTAGTTATATCATTATAAAATAAAATTAAAGAAGGCCATAAAAATATTAATCTTATTAAAATTAAATATACTAATCGAAAATAAATAAATATATTTTTGATTTTTACTTCATTTAATTTATTCATCATTAATTTAAAACCTGAAACAAAAGACATTCCTTCACTTAATCCAACTAATAATGTAATATTATACATTTTATTATAATTTATTAAATTTAAAACAAAAATTGCTAATAAATGATGAAATAATAAATCATATCTAATCTTTTTATTAATATTTTTATATACTTGATATATCATAACAAAAATATCATAATAAAAATAATTTAAAAAATTTCTATGATAAATAATTAATTCATTATTAAAATTTTCATTCATTAAACATTTATCTTCATATATTTTATTTAAATTTTGATAAGAATAAAAAGCTAATGCACCACAAATAAAAGATCTTGTTAAATTAAAACCAATATTACCTAAAAATATATTTTCTATTTGATAATGATTTAATAATTCAAAAAATAAAAAACTTAATAAATGCATAGTGCAAAAATCATAAAAAATAATACTCATACTATATTTTAATATTCGTTTTTTAAATCTTTTTTTTATATATTTTAAATTAAATTAAATATGAATATTCTATTAATTGGATATTGTCATTTATCAGACGGATTTTTATACGCGTCAAAAGCTCTTGAACAATTTAATCATAAAATTTATTTTTTCCCTTATTTAATTTATAAAATGGATCAAAATCCAGATTTACTTCAAGATTTAAAAAATTCTATTGTTGATAATAATATTCACATTTGTTTATGGTGGAATAATTCTATATTATATGATGAAATAAATGAAATTATTCAATTTTCTAATCAATTAAAAGAAATAAATAGTACAAATAATACAAATAATACAAATAATACAAATAATACAAATAAAATAAAACATATATTTTTTAATTGGGATCCATTTTTATATGATTATCATAAATATAATGTATCTAATCATTGGAAACCATTAATTGATAAAAAAAAAGAAGTATATAGTTTAATGGATGTTATATTTACATGTTTTGAAAAAGAAAAACAATTTTTTCAATATGAACCTTATCAATATAAAATTTATTACAATCCACCTGGTTTTGACATAAATGCATCAAAATATATAAAAAATAATAATTATAATTGTGATATAAGTTTTGTTTTAACAAATTTATATAATAATCAAGAAGAATTTCCACAAGAAGCAACAAATTTAAATCGTTTTACTATTGTAAATGATTTATATGAAAAAAGAGATACTATAAAATTTCATATATATGGTCCTGAAAATTTTAAATATATATATCCAGAATGTTATAAAGGTTTTATTAAATATGATGATGCACATTTGATATTTAGTAATTCAAAAATAAATTTATCCATTCATCCAATAATTCATGAATTAAATAGTGAAAATTCCAGTGAAGAATATTTTAGTGAGCGTGTTCCTCAAATATTAGGTTGTCAAGGATTATTAATGACAAACAGTAATTTTACAAATATATTAAAAAAAAATGAAGATTATATTCATATTCATAAAGAAATGGATTATATAGGATTAATTGAAAATATATTAAAAAATTATGATAATTATAAACAAATTAAAATAAATGGATATAAAAAAGCTTTATTACATTATCAATGGAAAAAATGGGCAAATACTATAAATAATATTTTAAATGAAAATAAAAATTAAAATAAATTAAAATAAATTAAAATAAAATAGATTTAATATTATTATAAACATAATTATCATAATTTAAAAAAGTTGTATTAAAAATATATTCATAATAAGCTTTATAATTATTTAAAATATCATCTAATAAATATTCTAATTGCTCTAAATTATTAAAAATAATAATAGAATTACTAATTCTTAATAATTCAGGAAAAATACTATTTTGGGATAATACAATAACATTATTTTTTAATAAATTTATAATTCTAATTAATTCCATAGTTTTATGTGTTTCTGATGAATGTATATTAATATATATTTTTGAACGTCTAAAAATATTATCTCTTTCTTGTCCAAATACATTATCAATACATTCTATATTAAATTTTGAATTAATTTTTTTTAAAAAATTTACTCTATATTCATTATTTGAAAAACTAATAATATTTTTATCTTTAATTACATTTAAATTATGATTAACAAAATAAATAGGAGGTAATAAAAAAACTTTTTTAAAATGTGATTTTAAAAATGGAATATTTTCTTCACTATAATCAATAATATTTATTTGATTGTCAATTTTTTTAATATTATCAAAATATGATTCTTTTGACATTTGTTCAACATTTAAATAATAAAAATTTCTATTTCTATATTTTTCAAATACTGTATTAATACATACTGTATTACCAGTAAAAATATATTTATTATTTTTATTATATAATTTTTTAAATTCATTTAAATAATCTATTTTTTCATCAATTAAAATATTTTCAATTTTAAAATTAAATTTATTTTTTATAAATAATATAATATTAAAAATATATTCATTATATAAATTTAAATACCATTCATTACAAATGTGAATGAAATATAATTCCATAATTATTACATTTAAAAAAATAATAATAAATAAATTTATGTTTATATTATTAATTGAATATGAAGATTTTAATGATAATTTTAATTATATATATAATTTATTTATTACATTAAAATTTAAAATAAAATTAATCAATAATATTAATATTCAAGAATTTATAATAAATAATCATAAAAAAGAAAATACATATATATTTTATGAAATATTTGATGAAGAATTATTTAGATTTATTCAAACAAAATATAATAAAAATATATATTATTTTATAAATGATTATAAACACGCTACTAATTTAAATGAAAAATATAAAAAAATACAATATATTTTAATAAGCAATAATCAATCATTTATATCAAATTTTAATCATACAAAATTAATTTTAAATTTAGATTTAATTTTAAAACAAGAAAATCAACAAGAAAATCAAGAAGAAAAAAATCAAGAAGAATTAAAAAAAATAATAAATATATTTATAAAAGAGGTTGAAGAAATAGAAAAAATAAAAAATGAAAATTTTGGATTTATTATATTAAGAAATGTAAATAATGAAGAAAATTCAAGATTATGGATTAAATCAATTATGAATATAAGACAGTTTTACAGAAATAAAATATATATTATTGATGATAATAGCAATCAAGAAATATTAAAAAAACAAAATCAAAAACAATACATAATCAATGAAAATTTAGAAAATGTTTTTATTATACAAAGTGAATTTAAACAAAGAGGAGAAATATTACCATATTATTATTTATATAAAAATAAATTATTTAATCAATGCTTAATTATTCATGATTCTACCTTTATAAATAAATATATAGATTTTAAAAAATATAATGAGGATATTTATTATTTATGGCATTTTGAACATGAAGCAAATGATTTATATAATGAAAAAATAATGATAAAAAAATTAAACAATGAATTAATAGAGCAATCATATGACGCTAAACAATGGTATGGATGTTTTGGTGTTCAATCAATAATTAAATATAATTTTATTGAAGAATTACAAAATAAATATAAAATATTTGATTTATTGATTTATATTGATAATCGAGAAAAAAGAATGAATTTTGAAAGAATATTTTCAGTATTATGTAATTTAATAAAAAAAGATTTATATAATAAAAAATCAATATATGGAAATATAAAAGATTATATTAAATGGGAATACAAATTTGATGAATATTTAAAAAATGAAAACAATTTAGATTTAGATTTTATTAAAACATGGAATGGACGATAATAAAAATATTAAAATAAAATAATATTTAAAAATAATTTTTAATATTATTTTCAAATTTATTTTTATTATTTTTTATAAAATTTAATCGATTATTAATTGTATTATTAATTATATTTGTTGTATTATCTATATTATTTATTATTTCATTAATTTTATTTTTAAATAAATTTTTATTAATTAATCCTCTATTAATTAAACATTCTGTATTTTCATAAACTTTATCAATATTAACATCAATTAACCATCCATTATAATTATCTTTTACAATTTCATTATTAGGTGTCCAATTTAATGTAATAATTGGTAATCCTAAATATAATGCTTCATAAAATCCTAATCCAAGTCCTTCTTGTCCTCCACAATGAATAAAAATATCATTTTTACTGATTGTTTCTAAATTTTCATAATAAGATAAATATTTTATTTGTTTATGAATATTTGAATGATTTATATTTAAATTAGAAGGACATTCAATACTTTGAATATAAACATATAATTCTATTTCAATATTTTGATTTATATTTTCATATTTATTTTTATTTTCATTTTCATTTAATATTTCTAAAAATGAATCATAAATAATATCAATATTTTTACGAGAAATTGAATTTAAACCTCCATTACAAACAAATTTAAGTTTTGTTTTTTTATTTGAACTTTTATGAATATAAAATAATTTTTTATCTAATTTATTAAATATATTATGTTCTAAATGAAATCCTAAATGATAAACATTATTCATTAATAAATTATTCATAATAAAAAATGAATTATAATTATTACAAAATATTTTATCAAATAACAAATGATAATTAATTTCACTTATTTTAACACATTCAATATTTACAATTAAATATAATTTAACACCAATTAATTTTAATAATGACATGATTTTAAAAATTGGTTCAAATGTAGCTTCTATTAAAATTAAATTTTTAATTTTATAATCATAAATAAAATTTAATATTTCAAAAGCATCAATATTTTCTCTGTGATTAGGACTATAATAAACATTTTCATAATCCCATTCTTCTTTATTATGTTGCAAATAATTGTTATTTTCATTTCCATGATATGGTTTAAAGGAAAATATATGAACATTATAATCTAATTGTTTTAAACTATTATAATAACTTCTTGCTTGAATTCCTAGACCTTGATCTGCCCATGGTGCAATAATTGCTATATTTTTATTTATTTCATTTTTACTTAATATATATTTTGATTTATTTAATAAAGCTTCATTTATTAAATCTTTAACATTATTTTTTATTTTATTTTCATAATTTATTACATTGTTGATTTGATTTTTTAAATTATTTTTTTGAAATATATGATTAATATTTGTTTTTTTATATAATTTTTCTATATTTTTTATCCATTCATTTATATTATTATTATTAATAAATAAAGCATAATTTTTTAATAAATATTTTAAATTACCATTAGACGTACTAATTATAGGAATATTATTCATTTTTGATTCATAAGCAACTCTACAGAATGTTTCATCACAAATAGAAGGAATTAACATTAATTTTGTTATTTCATAAATGTCTATTGGTTTTTGTTTTTCTTCAAATAATAAATTAATATTATTTTTATTATTTCTTTCATTTATTAAATTTTTAATTTCACTTAATTCTAAATTAGGATCATATTCTGTATATATTAATAATAATGGTATATTTATATCTAATTTCTCAATTAAATCTTTTATTAAAAACCCACCCTTATTATAATGACAATTCATCAATGAAACATATACATTTTTATCTTTATTTAATATAACACTATAATCATCTTTTAATGAAATTGTTTCAATAACTTTAATTTTTGTATCAAATAATTTATGTATAACATCATTTACAAAATCCGAAGCACAATAAACATAACTATTATTATTTATATATGTAAAAGAAGTGTCTTTTTCAATATTATTATTATTTAAAATTCCAATATTTGAATAATTTTGTTTTATAATATTATTCCAAAAACAATAACCTGTTATAAATGGTATTTGTAAAACATTCGCTATTTTCATAAATTCAACTCTTTTTATTCCTTGATGATTAATCAAACATGGATTTATAAACTTTATTAATTTTATTATTTCATGTAAATTATATTCCATTTGAATAATTTTAACATAATCTAAATCAATTAATTCCATTTCTTTAAACTGTATATTATTAAATCCATTACTAAAACATATAATATAAGTATCATATTCTAAATCATTAAATATTTTTGATAAATTTAATAACCAATTTTCACCACCTCCAAATGGTGGATACCCCCATTCACTTAATGTCATAATTTTTTTTCTGTCATTTAACATGTTATGAATAAAATTATTATTAATATTATTAAAATTAATTTTAAAAAACTTATCTAATACAAGTTTTTTATCAATAATATAATTAACTCTAAATTTTTCATAATTTACGTAATCTAAATAATTCATATTAAAAATAGGAAAATTATAAAATAAATTTTCATATTTATTATTATTTATCTTAAAATCATAACAATAATATTTATTATTTTCTATTTTATTATGATTAAAATAATTATAACTATAAAATATATCATTTTTTAATATATATATATTTTTATTGTTTATATATTCATTATCATAAGTTAATAAATTATTAAAACTATTTATTTTAATAAATGAAGAATTTATATTGTTTTCATTTTTATTTTCATTTTCATTAATACTTTTAATATCATTATTTTCTTGATTTTTAGTTTCATCTAATTTACTATAAATATTAGTATTACTGTTTTTATAAAAAATATTTATATTTGATGAATTTAATGAATTTGTTGAATTATTATAAATAATTAAATATTTATCATTTATTATATAATTATTTCTATTTATTTTTGAATTACATGTATTTTCTTCAATAATTTTATTATTTAATAAAATATATTTAGTATTTTTATCAATTATACATAAATCAATTATTTTTAATTCAATATTTATATTTATATCTAAATAATAATTATTATTTTTTTTAAATTTATTTAATTCTTTCCAATTATTCCATTTAATAATTAATATATCCTTTTCATAATAATAATATCCTTTTTCTGTTTCTATATTTTTTCTTGTTATAATATTATTATTCAATATACATACATCATTCCATTCTTCATGAATTAAAAATAATTCCATAATTATTTTTAATAATTTTAATTAAAAGTTTAATCTAATTCTTATTTTTATTTTTTAATTTTTTATTAAATACCTTAATTTATTCATTCATTTATTATATTTTCAAATTCAATTGCCATTCTTTCATTTGGATGCTCATATAATTGCTGATTATATGGATAATATATTATATCTTCAATTGAATTAGCATTATTTATATATTTTGCCATATAAGTATTTCCATCATTATCTTTATATATATAATCATCTAAATCAGGATTTGCCCTTATATTATCATATTTTGTTCTTTTTTTTATTCTATTAAAATTCATTTCTTTTAAATAATATATTACTTCATCTGGATATTTTTTTTGATATATATGTATTTGCTCATGTATTAATGTTTTTATATTTTTATTATCACTATTTATCATAACTTTATTTTTATTTAATATAATAATATCATCACGTGTATGTGGTAATCCATTCTCATAATTATTATTACATACAAAACCAATTTTCCAATTTAATTCATTAAATTTTTCTAAATTCACATATTTGTATCTTTGTTCGTATCTATTTTTATTTTCCCTTTTTAATTTTTTAATTTGCATTTTTATTATATTTTTTATTTCAAGTATATAATTTTTTATTTTATTTATTATTAATTCATCAGGATCACATAAACTATTATATAATATATCATAATATTCATTTATATTTGAAACATGTCTCACTTTTAAATCTATATCAAAAAATGAACAAAAATATTTATCATTATCTCTTTTTAATTCATTAAATAATATATTTTTTTTATAAAATATTATTTTATTACTAAAATTTTCATTAATATCATTTTTTAATACATAATTAACATAATTAACATAATTAACATAATTAACAAAAATTAAAATTATTAATATTATAAAAAATAATAATACCATATAATTAACTTAGATTTTTAAATTATGAAAATTCTTTTAATACCAAATTAACATCCTCCGGAAATGGTTTAATTTCCGTATTATACATTCTTTTAATATAATTTAATATATTTTGCTCCTTTCTTGTGACAAAATTAATTGCAATTCCCTTTCTACCATATCTTCCACTTCTTCCTATTCTATGAATATATGTTTGCGGATATTTAGGCATATCAAAATTAATAACTAAACTTACTTGTTGAACATCAATACCTCTTGCCAATATATCTGTTGTAATTAAAATTCTTGTTTGACCACTTCTAAAATTATTCATTATATGCTCTCTCTCTTTTTGCATCATATCTCCATGCAATACTCCAACAGAAAAATCTCTAGATACTAATACTTCTTGTAATTCATCTGCTCTATTTTTTCTATTACAATAAATAATTCCTTGTCCAATATTAATAAATTGATATAAATCAATAATCGCATCATTTTTATATTGTTCATCTAAATTAATGTAAAATTGTAAAATTCCATCTAATGTTAATTGTTCATCTTTAATTAATATACTTACAAAATCAGGCTTTAATAAAATATCAAATAAATTTGACATTTCTTGAGGAATTGTAGCACTTACTAATGCTACTTGTGTTTCTTTTGGTATAAAATTAAATATCTTTTTTACTTGTTTTCTAAATCCTGTCGATAAAACATCATCTGCTTCATCAATTACTAATATCTTAATTTTTTCAGTATTTATTGTTTTTTTACTTATTAAATCACATAGTCTTCCAGGTGTTCCAATTATAATTTGCTCATTAATATCATTCGAAATATATTTATATTGCATATCACCACCTATACAAATTTTATAAGAAACATCAGAATAATTACCAATGGCTTCTAAAACTTTAAGAGTTTGATTTGCTAATTCTCTTGTATTACATATTATTATTGATTGAGGACATTTAATTTCAATATCAATTCTTGATAAAACACCAACTAAAAATGTCGCTGTTTTACCTGTTCCAGAATGAGATTGTATAACAATATCTTTTCCTTCCATTAATGGCTTAATAGCTATTCTTTGAATAGGAGATGGTCTCTCAAATCCATAAGAATAAATACCTTTTAATATTTTATCATTAATATTCAATTCTTCATCATCAAATCTATTATAATAAGTTAGTTTAGGAGTACATATATAGTTCTCAAAAACTTCATTATTATTATTTAAATTGTTTTCTAAATTGCTTTCTACTTCAAAATCAGTCATATAATTGTTCTTATTAAATTATTTTTAAATTCAATTATTTAATTTTAAAAAGAAATAAAAAATTAATAATTTAAAATAATAATTTAAACATATGGAAATTTAAATAATTAATTTCATAATAATTATTTATTAAAAAATAAAATAATTATTTATTAAAAAAATAAAAATTTTAATTTATAAAAATTAAATATTTAACCACAAACATCATATTGATATAATGGTTTTGTAAAGTTTCCACAAACATTACCATTAATTTTATCACATTTTTCTTGTTTTTCATAAGGGTTCATATCATTTACTTTAGGTTTTACAACAGAAGGTCTATGATTATCTTTAAAAACAATTCTTGTAGAAGTTAAATATTCTCCAGGAAACATACATTGTTTTTGAGGATTAAATAATAATGGATTAAAACGATTAATACCAGTTCCTCGTAAATTAGAATTAGGATTGCTTAATCTTGTATCTTCAGTTTCAAAATAACAATTTTCAAAATTAGTTAAATTAGCGTCATTTGGTCTATTCCAAGGATTTCTATTATTATTTGTGCAACTTTCTATAACACCAGCACCACATGGTTCTCCTTGATTTACACAATCATTAGGACTGCAATTTGGCATGTATTTATTAGAATTACATGAAGAAGCTCTTCTATTAATATTAAATAAATCAGATTCAACATCAACTGGTCCAGCATAAAATCTCCAATCTACATGACTATTTAAAGAATCACCTACTTTTTGATTAATAATTCTAGGATTATCATTCCAACATAATTTACAGTCTTTAGGAGTATTTATCATATAATTTCCAGGTCCTGTACTTTCTTGATTATATAAATTTGTTTCACAATTATCATATTTTAATCTATTAAAACTCATATAATATTTAGTAAGATATTATTTATAAGAAATTTTTATAATTATTCATTTAATTATAAAATTAAAAATAATTAAAAATAATTAAAAATAATTAAAAATAATTAAAAATAATTAAAAATAATTAAAAATAATTAAAAATAATTAAAAATAATTATTTGATTATTAATTTATGAATTAAATATTTATTATTTCATTATTTATTTATTTAATTAATTATTTATTTAATTAAATATTTATTAAAAAAAATATTTCTATATATTAATTATACAATGAGTTCAAATCGCCTTATATACGATGAATGTGCTTACAAAAAATCTTTACAACAATCTACAGATCCTTTAGAATATGCTCTTTATACAGGTAAATTTGAAAACACTGCAAAGTGTAGAATTGAATTAGGAAGTGTTGGAGGAAATGGTGTTTCTTTATTTAATGGTAATTTAGTAGATTTAGAAAGTGATTTAAGAGGACAAACCAGAAAATCTTCTTTATGTCCTTGCTCTAAATATGCACCAAATTGCTCTAATCCTAACTGCAAAAATAGCAAAAATGGAATTCCATGTGAAGGACCAAATTGCCAAGTTCCTTTAAAACATCAAGCATCTTGTCAAATGGTTAGATACCCAAAAGTTCCAATGCCAGCTAAACCTATGGATAATAATTGTAATTATAATCAATATCATTAAATTCAAATAAATCTTTATAAAAAATCTATTTTTTTAATTCAAAAAATAAATTTAAAAAATAATAAATGGAATTTTGTTGAGGCATTTTTTTATGATATCCATTTTGATAACTAATAAATACATCTCCTGCATTTCCATAAAAATTTTTCATATTATTATTAGAAATTTTCTTATTTATATGAGATCCTAAAATATAACTTATTCCACCACCATTATTTTTATTAATATTATTTAATAATATACTTACTTTTATTATTTCTTTATCCATATAATGATATTGATTAGGATTTTTTACATTATTATTTATCTGTAAATTCATCCTAAGAAATTTCCATTCTTTATTTGTTAATTTATTTATTATACTCAATAATACTTCTATTTCTATTATTTCATGAATACTTCCCAATAACTTATTTATATTAAATATATCTATTACTCCAATATCCACAATTCTATTATGACCTTGACGATTATCAAACACCGGTAAATAATAATATTGCATTTTCTCATAACAATTTAATAAGTTGTATGTATTATTTACATAATAAAATTGTTTTGATACATCTTCTCTTTTATTCAATTCTTCTTGTATATTATTCCCTATATAAAACTGAATAAACTCATCTAATATTTTATTCATTTGATTTATATTATAAACAGATCTAAGTAAAATACATCCATTTTTATTTAAATCATCCATATAAATAATTTAAAAATTATTTTTTAAATCATTTATTTAATAAAAAATATTAAAAATATATTAAATTTGTTTTTTATTTTATTTATTATTTATTTTATTTATTTTATTTATTATTTATTTTATTTATTTTATTTATTTTATTTATTTTATTTATTTTATTCATTTTATTTATTATTCATTTTCTAAATCCACAAGATTTTAAATAATCAATATTATTTGTGACAACTCTTGAAGACATACCTCCTCGTACCCAATATTCAGGAATAATATGTTTAGGATTTTGAATATTTTCAGCAATATTAGGTACTAATGGAATAAAATTATCAGCACTATACGCTCCAACATTATTATTTGATTTTTTAACTCTTGTATCTTCACCAAAGTTTAACATGGAATTTATATCTGTATAATCTATAACACCAGAACCTCTACCCATATATGGAGAACCAGCAAAAACCCTTGTATTTAATTCTTTTTTAGTTTTTTTTAACATTTTACTATTTCTTAATTTAGTAGATTTTTCAATATTATTTAAATTATAATCCATTTGTGAACTTAATCCACTTGTATTTATGTAATTATTATCTAAATTATTCATTATAGAAAATTGATGTTCAAATATTTTATTATTACAATTATTTAAAACATTGTTCATACAAATTGTATTGTTTTCTCTTGTATTCATATTTAATGAAAAATTATTACTCATTATTATATTCTAAGAAAAAAAATATTAAATTAAAATTTCATTTAATTCATAATATAAATACTAATTTAATAAATCAAAATCAAATTTAATATATATAAAATAAAATAAAATAAAATATTTAATATAATTGATTATTATCTTTATACACATTTGTATCATCTAATACATGTATTGGATCCATTGTAGATGCACAATAAATAGATGTTTCTTTACATGTTGGTCCAGTAGAATAACACCATTTAGCAAATGATGTCTGATTATTTGGAATAGTTGTCGATGGCATTGTATAAAATTGCCTTTGACTATTTGATTTTCCATATAAATCTCCTACATCTCTATATAAATTGTAATTATACTTTTCTTCTATTTTTTCCTTTAAACTATCATCATTCCATGAAGTCGGTGCTGCTTCTTGTGTTTTATTACTTGTAATTAAATTAATATTCATCATAGGATTATCAACAGTTGGTTGAATAGTACTATCTTTAACCATTAATGATTTTTGAATTTTATTAAAATTACTATTATCCATAGAATTAAAAAACAATTCTATATTATCTTTTTGATAATAATACAAATAAGATGTAAAAACACCAACAATAACAATAATTAATAAATATTCACTTTTTCCTGTAAATATAAATAATGCTAATCCTAAATATATCCCTAACCTCATTAATGCATTTAATTTTTCAACATTTGTCATTTCAACATTTGGTAAAAATTTAGATAAATTATTTTGTGTAAATAATATTTTATAATTTTCCATCCAAAATTCACTTCCATATATTTTATCATTTTTCTTTTCAGACTCACTCAATTTTAAATCTATTTCATTATCATTATTAAAAACTGTTATTTCTTTAGACATAATTCTATTAATTACTTATAAAAAAATATTTATATTATTTTTTATCTATTATCTTTATCTTAATTAGTTATTAACTTTATTATTTTTATTATTTTTATTATTTTTATTATTTTTATTTATTTTTTATTTTTATTTATTTTATTATTTTTATTATTTTTATTTATTTTATTATTTTTATTTATTTTATTATTTTTATTTATTTTTTATTTTTATTTATTTTATTTATTTTATTTATTTTATTTATTTTTTATTTTTATTTATTTTATTATTTTTATTTTTTTATTATTTTTTAAACATTTCACCTATTTTATCCATATCTAAATTCATGTTTTTCATTAAATTCATTGGATCTAAATTTGAACCATTTAATTTACCCATTATATTTTGTGCTTCATTAATTAAATCATTCTCATTTCCTTCTCCACCTTCTTGAAATGATGATTGTACTTCTTTCATTACTACATCCAGTAATCCTCCAATAGATCCTAAACCTTCCTCAGGATTTGTTAATGTAGATAATAATTTAGAAGGATCTGTTAATATTGGAAATTCTTCTAAATTTATTTTTTCACTAATGCTTTTTGCCATTTTAGCTATTTTTGTATTTTCTATTCCCTTAATAAAATCTTTTCCTATATCAGGACCATTATTTTTACCTTTTTTACCCTTTTTCTTTTTATTTTTTGAATTATCTTCTGAATTATTTTGTTGGTTTTTCATTTTTTCATTATATTCTGCTTGCTCTAATTCATCTTCTTCCATATTTCCAATAATTAAATCAATGTTTTCTATTGTATTACATATTTTATTATAATTTTTATTATTTTTAAAATTTGCTTTTACAAATTCTAAATAATCTTCATGGAATGCATATACATTTTCATCTTCATATATTAATAATTTAAATATTTCCATAATTTCACTTAATAATTCAGTAGTTGTTTCATTTTTTAAATTTTCTAATACATTCTTTAATAATGTTTTATTACCAATTTTAGTTATTTTATTTTTTATAATTTTTACATTGTTCTTAGAATTTCCCTTTTTCTTAATTATTTTCTCTTTTTGATATACAAAAAAATCAGAATTTTTATCTTTAATTTCCTCTAAACAATATAAATAATTATCCGTTATAAATGTTAATATTTCATTTGGATCACTTTCTAATTTTTCTCTTAAATACATAATATCATGTTCCAATGATTTATTTAATGTTTCATGATTTTCATATATTTTTTGTATTTTTCCTAAGAAATCAAAATATTTATCATTAATAACTTCAACTAATTGATCAAATGTTAATTCAATTACATTTTCTTCATCTTCATTATTTATTTCATCATCACCATTATTTTCTTCATCTTCTTCATTACCATCTTCTTCATTATCATCATCATCTTCACCATCATTTTCTTCATTTTCATCACAATCATCTTCATCTTCTTCTACATCTTCATCACCATCACAATCATCTTCATCTTCTTCACCATCACACTCTTCATCAGCATCATTCATAGAAATATTTTCATCATCTACTTCATTTTCCAAGCATTCATCAAAAGTTTTTTCTAAAATATTATCTAAGTTTTTATTTTCATTTTCAGTTTCAACTGTGGTCATTATTATGTTATATATATTATAATAAAGTTTTAAATACGCATTAAAAAAATATATTTAAATAATATAATGGTATTAAAAAAAAATACAATTAATTCAAAAAAAGAAAAAGTAAAAAAAATAAATAATAGTGAAATTACTCAAAAAAAAAATAAAAAAATAAAAAAAACTAAAGAAAATAAAAAAATAAAAAATAAAATAAGTAAAAATAATTCTATTCAAAATAATCTTAAAAATTCTAATACTAATTTAAATCATGAAAATCAAAAAAAAGAATTAAATTCTAAAAATATTATTATTCGCCCATTTAATAAAAATTTAGTTTCAAAATTTAAAAATACAAATTCATCAAATATCAAAGAATTTAAAAATGAAATAGATAAATATGAAAAATCTTTTGATGATATTTTAGAATTTTCAAAAAAAATAACAACAGCTAAAAAAAAAGCAATTAATTGTATAATTTTTCACACAGAAAATAGTGATGGTGTTATGTCTGCTAATATAGCACTTAAATTTTTATTAGAAAATAAAAAAACAGATATTCATCTTATTCCTGCAAAACCATCTTCTGGTTCCGGAAAATTAAATTACAGATTAATTCAACATGATAATTTATTAAAAAATAAAAATATTTTAATATTAGACTTACAATATAATCAAGAAATGTTAAATCATTTTAAAAAACAAGCAAAAAATGTTTATGTTATTGATGACCATTCTATTGCTAATTCAAATGATCCAAATTATTTTACTGGAAATGGAAGTCATGCTGCAATAGCATATACTTGGAAATTTTTTTATCCAAAGAAGAATGTTCCATTATATGTACAAATTATTGATAATGATGACAGAAAATTACAATTACCTTATTTATCAAAATATAGAAATATGAGTTCATTTTTTAATTACAGAATTTTTCATAATCCATATTTAAAAATTAAATTTGATACTATTAATGATTTTGAAAATTTAGATGCTATTTTTAATGATGAATATAAATTCATATATAATTTAATTGGTCATTATTATGATGAATTAGCAAATAATATAAAAGAACAAGTCGCAAGAAATGCTAGAAAAACCACTTTTCAAGGTCATCCTGTTTATGTATTAAATTATAATGACCCCGTTTTATATAAAATGGTTGCACGTCAAATGCTTACAAATGCACAAAAAAAAGGTGATAATATTCATTTTGCTGTTTTATGGGGATTTGAATATACAAATAATTGTTATAAAGTATATTTATGTGAATTTCACGGTGGAAAACCTAAATATAATTTACCATATATTGCTAAAACATTAGGCAATATTGGAAAAACCGGAAAAGGCGGTGGTGGTGATAAATATGTAGGAAATTTTTATTGGCCTCATAATAAACATATGGACATCTGGGATTTATTTAATAAAAATTATATAAAAAATAAAATGAATTAAAAAAAAATTAAATTATTTTAATAATTTTTTTAAAGTAATATTTGTATAATAAGCAACAATACCTATTGTAAAACCATTTAACATTCCTAAATTAAAAATAGTTCTATTATAATTTTCATGATTAGGATCTACTTTTAAATTTTGAACAGAATTATAAAATATTCCACCTGCAATACTACAACCTCCTATAAATAAATATTTATTCATTATAATTTAAAATTTATTTTATTTATTTTATTCAAACAAATAATAAATTTTAATATTTTAATATTTTATTTAATCAATATTATTTTCTTCCATAAAAGTATTAAAATCATTAATATTTTTAAACATTAAAAATTCTTTAAAATTCATTAATATTTCATCACAATTTAATTCATCAATATATTGAGACTTTAAATTTTCTTCTGCCATATATTTATTATACATTGTACAATAAATTTCACATTCATAACTATAACCTGTTTCTTCTTCAATATTACCTAATTGAATATTTTCATTTTTAATTAATATTTCAGGCAACCATTTAGGTTTAAATTCAAAATGTGGTGGTCCAGTTATTTTATATGTAAAATGAAATTGATGTTTTGATAATTTATACTGCAAATCACATAGTTTTAAAAAATTTAATTCTTTATTGGAAATAAATTTATGTTTTGGAAAATTTTCATTAAAAGCACCTTTAACAGTTAAATAATTCATTTCAACTACAAATTCATATTTTTCATTTATATATTCATAATTAAAATAAATACCATTTAATTCATGTACGTCAAATTGTAAATCATCTAAATATATATCATTATTTCCTAATTCTATTTTTTCAATAAATAATTTATTATTTTCATAAGTCTCTATTTTTTCAAAAAAACCTATAGCATTAACCATTTTATTTGTCATATTACGTCCAATACTTAAATAATGTACTTCATCTTTCTTATATGAATCTATTAATACAAATTCACTACCATTCCATATATAAAAATCTCCATAATATAATATAGAACCATATTTTACTTTAATTTTTAAGTTTTTTTCAATATATTCCTTGTTTAACATATTATTTTTATAGTCTTCATCATCAGAAATAAATCGCTCCTTTACATCTGTCATCCATATTAAAACTCTTGGTACATTTTCACTTTCTTTTTTATTATGTACCTTAGTTTTTTCCTTAACTTCCTTTTTAGGATTTAAAGTACTTTTTTTAGTTTTTGACATACATAAATTCATTTCATCGATTAATTCTTGTTTTGTTTTTTTAATTTCTTTACCTGATTTCTCAGATACTTTATGTACATTAATTTCTAATCGTTCAGCATAATTAATTAATTCTTGTAATGGTAAAGCTTTTTTTTTTGATTCAGATAAATCAAAAAAATTACTCATATTAAAAGATATTTATATTGAATTATTCAAAATAAATCAATTTTTATTTATGATTATAACTCATACAGCATTAAATATTAAGCATTTTCTAATATATATTTCTCAATTAATAAAATAAATGTTTTAAAATATTTCCATACTACTTTTTTATTATCTACACTCATATTTTCATTCCATAAATTCTTCATATTATCTCTAAATTTTAAACCATTTTTATCTTGAAGTTCTTCTTGTCCTCCTCCTTCAAGAAAAAATTGCTCATTTTCATTCTTAATATTTTCTTTATGTGGATATATATATTTAATAAAATATTCTAATACTAATTTAGAATTTACACTTTTAACCATGTTATATTTTTCTTTAAATAATTTTAATTCTGTATTATTAGGATATGTATTAATTAACTCATCTATAAAATTAGTAATTTGATTAATAATAATTGTTTTTGTATTACTGGAACTCATGTTTATAATTTATTAATTATAAAAATATATTTAAGTAGTTTTATTTAAAAAAAATAAAATAAAAAAAAAATAAAAAATTATGCCATTCTTTGAATAGATGATGGAACTTCATTTGATCTTGATGCCATAAATCGCTCATAATCATTGTCTAATTGTGTTTTTTCAGGTCCATTATTACTTGATTTACCAGTGTCATAATTACTTTCATCAGGTGTATTAATTTTTTGGTCATTATCTAAAAAGCTATAACTTTTTTTTATAACATCATCACTTCCTAAATAAGAAAATCCATCAGAATATCCTGTCATTGTAGTAGGATCCCAATCCATGACACTATCATTTGAAATATTTTGTTTATGTTTTTGATTATACCATTCAAATATTTTACTACCAACTAATAAATTAGGTTTATTATTTTCATTAACAATTAAAGAAGGAACAGATTGTATATAAGGAGGTAATTTAATATTAGGATTATCTACATTTACTTTTGTAACATTATTATTTAAATCTGCATCTTTATGCAACATACTTAAAAATTCTTTAGAATGAATACATTTATTACTATAAAATAAAACTAAGTTCTGCTTATTCATATTTAAATATATACATAAATAGATTTCATTAATTACGCATTCTAATTTATTATAATTATTTAAAAATAAATTTTTTATTCATTTTTCATTTATTTTTATTCATTTTTTAATTATTTTTATTCTTTAATAAAAAAAAAAGAATTGAATTATTATTAATTTAAAAGTAAATTTCTATAATATAATAATAATGTCAATAATTAGTAATTTTAAAAATGAAAATAAATGTGTTCAATTTCAAATTAATAATAGCAAAGGTCAATTTAAAGTGTGTTTTCCTAATACATTACGTAGAGTTTTAATTAGTTATTTAGATTGTTATGTTATTGATTTAGAAAGAATAAAATTTGAAGAAAATAATTCATTATTTAATAATGAATTCTTAAAAAATAGATTAGTATTAATTCCTATACTTTCTAATAATAATGAAAAATATGAAGTATTAGAATTAAGTTGTGAAAAAAATAATGAAACAGAATTTATAGAAGAAGTTTTTACTTCAGAATTTAAAATAAAAGATACAACAACAGATAAATATTTAGACATCAATAAATTTATTGAAGAACAAGAAATATTATTTACAAAATTACAAAGTAATCAAAAAATTAATTTTTATGCATATTTTAAAAAGGGAAATGCTTTTCAAAATGGTGCATCATTTAGTCCTGTTTCATCTTGTGTTGTCACATTTAACAATTCAAATTATGATAAAGAAGCTTTAATTGAAAGAGAAAGAAATTTTGATTTAAATTCTGTTAATGATCCTAAGATATATGATTTTTCTTATGAAAGTATAGGATTTTACAAACCAGAAGAATTAATAAAAATGGCAATTGATAAATTAGTCGAAAAATTAAATGAATTTAAAGAAAAATTTATTGAATTTGAATATGAAAATGACTTTTATCATTATTTAATTAGAGATGAAAATGATACAATAGGTAATTTATTTACAGCTTATTTATTAGATAATAAAGAAATTGAATATTCAGGTTATGAAAATGTTCATCCATTAAAAAATGATATTAAAATAAAAATTAAAATAAATGGTAAAAAAGAAAAATTAGATGAATTAATCAATAAAACTATTGATCAATTAATTGAAATGACAAATAATCTTAAAAAAGAATTTAAATAAAAATTTAACATTTATTATTTTTATAGATTAATTAATATATGAATAAATATATTTTATTATTTCTAATTATAACACTTTTTGTATTATTTTTTATTTTCAATAATTTAAAATATATTTTAAAATATATATTTTTTAATATTATACAAAATATAAATATTAAAAGTTTTAAATATAGAAAGCCTTATTTTATCAAAAATTTCAATTCAATTATTCAACCATATTATAAGGGAAATATTGATAGAAATACACGAGAAAATATAAAAATAAATATTAATCGCAATATTAAAAATGAATATTCAATTTTATCTAATGAATTAACAAAAGATATTTTAAATGATTTATCTAAAAAAAATATTGATAAAAATACAATAAATATTTTATTAAAAAGATTATTACCTTTTATTCATTTAAATGAAAAAAATATTAATTTAGAAGAATTATTTTATGTTGATATAATTAATGTTTCAGGTAATTATTATAAAACATTTCATACAGATATTGAGTGGAATTTATTTTGTAACAATCATGGATTTCAAATATGGATTTTATTAGAAGAAGATGATAAAATAAAACCAAGAGGAAATATGTTTTTACTTGAAACAGATATTACAGAAGCTGGTAAAACTCTTGATTTTAATGAAAATAATATTACAATTACTGAAAATGGTTCTAATTTTAATAAAAAAATAGAAAAAAAGTTTAATCACTTAAGCGAGATTAATCCAAAATTTTATTATTTAGATGCGAAAATTGGAGAAGTTTTTATTATGAACCCTTCATTATTTCATTGTAGTGATCCAATTGTTGAAAATTCTTCAAGAAAAGCTTTAAATTTAAGAATTATATATAAAAATAATGATTTATTAAAAACATGTAATAATAATTTATATTCTAAAATAAATAATACTGTTACAGGTTTTTCTTGTTATAATAATTATTGCTATTTGAAAGAAACAAATAAAAATTTAATTAATATTTATAATTAATATTTTCATAATTATTTTTCTTAATTTAATCTTTAATAAATATATTTTTTAATTGTTCTACAACATCATCATTATAATCATTATTAATTAAATAATCATACTCATTTATATTATCAATATTTATTTCAGAAGGATGGTTCATAATATTTAACATTTGTTCTTCATTCCCATTTGTTTCATTTAATAATCTTTGTTTATATCTTTCTGGTGCGTTTATTTTAATTATTTTACCATTTAATGAATGTATCCATTTTATTTCATTTTCAAATCGTACATCACTAATAATAAATCGTTCAACTCCTCTTGATGATAATACTTTTATCCAATTTGCCATAGTTTTAACCCATATATCATAACCAAATTTATTTCTACCTTCTTCAGTTCCAAGTTTTTGAAGTAATTTTCTAGTTTCAAAATCTTTTTCACCATATACTTTATCATAATCTGCATTATATTTTGAAATACAATCAATCTTAAAATGATCAGCAAATGCTAAAACAACATAATTTTTTTTTTCTAATAAGGATGGTAATATTTTTTCAGAAATGTAATTTTTTCCTACACCTTGATGACCTAATAAACCAATAATTTCCATAAAATTTAAAATATAATTTATTTTAAATTTAAATTATTTCTATGATTATTTATTATTTTTATTTTTTATTAACAAATTTAGCTAATTCAACAATTTTACTTCCTTTTTTTATTAAATAATATGATAAAAAGGCGGAAATAATAATTAACATGGGAAGACTTCCTAAAATTTTAACAAAAGATGTTATTAAATACAATATAACAAAAATAATTATAAATGTTATTATAAAATCTTGATTAAGCACTTCATTTTTTATAGCTTGAATATCCATTATATATTATTTATATATTATTTTTTTTATTTAAATATATTATTTGTCAATGATATAACTTTTGATTTATATTCTTTTTTTGTTTTTAATACTAAAAAACTTGTAAATTGTGTTTTGTTTATGAAATCTTTAAATTCTTTTATTTTTCCAGAATTAAGATCAAATAATTTTCCAATATTAGTTTTAAATGTTGATATATTAGAATTTCCGTTCATAATATCACATAAAACTTTAAAATTATTTATAATAATGCCAGTAGGTGATAAATCTTTT